ACTTCAATATGCTGTCCGAGAAGTACCAGAACGAGCAAAAGGAGCTTGAAACAAAAATAAGACAGCTTCACAAAACGATGGAAGCCGCCGTACAGACCGCAGCGGATGCTGAAAAGTGGATTGCCCTGATGAAACAGTATGTCAACCCTGTGGAGCTGACCGCCGAACTTCTGAACACTCTAATTGAAAAAATAACCGTCCACGAAGCTGTCAAGGGCGAGGACGGAAGCCGTGAGCAGGAAGTAGAAATCTACTACCGCTTCATCGGCAAAATCGACTGACCTTTCTTTTTTACCCAACAATATCTTTAATTAAGGGAGACGGGGAGCAATATCCTAGAATTGTATATACAGTGGATATGCAAGCGGATCAGGAAAGGAAAAGTGCCGGAACATTGCAAGTAAGTTTGCTGTGTGATGAAGTGGGTACACCGCCGGAGGAAATAGAACCAGATGTAAAAAACAGCTTGAAGGATTTACTTATTCAGCCTGATTCTGGGTTTCCTTATTGTTTTACCTGGTCCAGAACAGATGCCTTCGAGATTCCGGAGAGAGAGACAGGTACAGATACCAGAATTTTCGGCATGGAAATCAGGTTTGATATTTTGGAATATGTAAGCCAGGAAACAACGGATCCGGATCCAGTCATGGCGTTAAATCAGTACATCAAAGAGACTATTCCAGAAGCGTTCGTTCTCGGAGCTGATAAAATGAATGAATATAAGACACCGGCTCCAAGTGAACCGGTATTTTATTGCAGACTTGAAGGAGTGGAAAAAAGCAGAGAAACCAATACGGTAGCATGGATGGACGGCAAGATTGCTGTCCATGTTTTATGTCCGGCGGCAGATTTGCGGCTGAAATGGGTGATGGCATTAGCGAACGGTCTATCTCTGGATGGAGAAGTCGTAATGCTGGATAAATCCCCTATGAGAATCAAGAGATTGCAGGTAAATAACAAAGCGGATTATTTGAAAGAGGGACAGCTTTTTGTAACAGTTCATTATGGGCTTTTAAGATACAAGCCGAAAGAACACATGATTACATCAGCTAGAGTCTCTGCCAATTAGGAGGTTTGAAAAGATGGAAAAAAAGGTAAACTCCAGTGCAAAAACACCGGAGAAAAACACATCAGAGCCTTTATACACAGTAGCAGAACTGGCGGAAAGTTCTGAGAAGGTGTTCGGTAAAGATGTAAGAAAAGAGTGTGTAATGGCTGCTTTCCGGTATGCCGGAAAAAAGGAAGCCACGAAAGAAGAGGCTAAGAAAATTGTCACAAGCTTTTTGAAGAAGGAGGTTAAATAGGATGGCAGGAACATACATGCTTGGAGAAACGAAAGTAAGACCGGGTTCTTATTTCAATATCCAGAAAAAAGGGGATGGACCGGCTTCCGGGGCTAAAAACGGAATTGTTGGCATACTGTTCAAGTCTGATTGGGGACCACTGAATCAGGCTGTCGAGGTAAGCGTAGATGACGGATATGAGAACATTTTTGGAACCGGCGGTACAACGGATGCAATCGGTCTTGCGTTTGAAGGCGGGGCAATCACAGCGATTTGTTGTCGTGTTGGAAATGGCGGAACCGAGGGAAATGTTAAGCTGAAATTGAAAGGCGGAGAGACAGATGCGGTTTCTATTACCGCAAAATACCCAGGCAAGAAAGCATTTACCGTATCCGTAAAAGATAAACTTTCAGACGAAACTATGAGAGAGTGCATTATTTACTCCGGAACGAAAGAATTTGAAAAGGTATCCTTTGCGAAGGGTGGAGAAGACGAGGTGGCTGCTTTGGTGGCTGCTTTTTCTGATTCTAAGAATTTCAAAGTGGCAAAGCTGGCTGAAGCAAAAGGAGAGCTGGAGGCAGTAACCCAAACAGCAATGACACCGGGTACTGATCCAGAGACTACCACCCAGGATTATAGTAATGGTTTTGTTGCTATCGAGCCTTATTTCATGAATACGGCTTGCGTAGATACGGAGGATACTGCCGTACACGGTCTTCTGGATTCGTTCCTTGATCGCATTTTTGATGTGGGGCAGCTTGTCCAGGGATGTGTTGCAGAAAAGCAGTCCGTAGAGTTAGAGGACAGAATGGCTCATGCAGCAGCCTTTAATACAGAGAAAATGGTATATGTTCTGAACTCTGCATTAACCAGCACTACTTATGGAGAAATCGAAGGATACCAGGCGGCGGCGAAGGTTGCTGGAATGATTGCGGCAGTTGCGGCAAATGCTTCGTTGACACATACGGTCTTGGATAAGGTAACGGAACTGAGAGAACGGCTCACGCCTACTCAGATGACAAAAGCAGAGCAGTCTGGCTGTCTGGTGCTTAGTGTGAATAAGAACGGACAGATTTGGATTGATAATGCTATCAATACGCTGGTTACTCCGGCTGATAATCAGGATGAAGGTTGGAAGAAAATCCGAAGAACCAAAACCAGATATGAAATGATTACAAGAATGAACGATCAGGCAGATTCCCTTATCGGAAAGGTAGACAACGACACGAACGGGCGTGCCACCATCATCAGTCAGCTTCAGGGTGTCGGCGATGCGATGATTGAAGAAAGGAAGTTGACAGCTTGCACAGTAGCAGAAAGTTCTGTTTACAAAGCAGATGGCGACAGTGCATGGTTTGAAATTGACTGCATCGACAAGGATTCTGCTGAACATATTTACTTAATGTATGCGTTCAGATTTAGCACTCAGGAATAAGAAGGGAGGATATGAATAATGCCTATCAATGCAAGAGCAGCCGGAGATTCCCGGCACGCAAGAACCGGTAAAGATGGGGCTTTCTACAATAAAGATGGCGTAATGCTGGCAAGTGTAGAAACCTTTACATCTAATGTAACCTGGAACAACGCAAAGTACAATGTGCTTGGCGATCCGCAGGAACATGAAACATCTGCATCTTATGCAGTAAATCTAACGATGACTCAGGTAGTTGTAGAAGACGATCAGTTCATCGTAGAACTGTTTGAGGCGATGGAATCTGGAATCACTCCATGTTGGGATTTCCAGGGAACACTTACTGGCCTGAATGGTTCAGAAGAGCGTGTTGTATACAGAGATTGCCTGCCGTCAGGACAGGTAGATTTACAGAATATCGCCGTAGGAGATGTTATCAAGAGAGCATGGAACTTCTTCGTAAACAGACCGCCGAAGCTCCAGAGCTTGCTGTCAATCGGTTAACCATCAGGGCATTACATCAAAGGCGGTGTAATGCCCGAATATTTTATATTAGGAGGACAACAGAATGGATAAGGAAAAGAATGTAGCTCAGGTGGAAGAAAGAGAGTTTACTGAGGAGCAGACCAAAACGCAGCTGCGTATGTTTGAGGGCGATTTTATCAAAGGACTGATCGCTGCCGCAGATTATAAGACAGAGGAAACTCAGCGTATCGAAATTATCAGAAATGGAGTGCTGTTCTTTGCATTTAACATCCGGGCGCTTGGAGAAGAAGAGTACAACAAGTGTAAAACGAAGCACACAAAGTATGTCCGCAATAAACAGCTCGGAATTAAGTTGCCTGAAGATACCAATACGGTAAAATATCGCTCTGCGATTATCTACGAGGCAACAGCGAAGGAAGACAGAGATAAGCTGTGGGATAACAAGAGCGTTTGGGATGCCCTGAATGATAAAGGCTGCCAGATTATGAACGGGCTGGATGTTATTGAGTATACGCTGAAGAGTGGAGAGAAAGATAAGATCATCGAAGCCATTGACAAACTTAGCGGATATGACAGCAACAATCTGGAGGAAGTGGCAAAAAACTCATAATGGCCGGAGGAAAGGCCACATTACTCCATCATATTTTCCAGAAGACCGGAATGACGCCGGATGAATTTTACCAGAAGCCCCCAGGAGTGAGGGCTTTTTTGTTTGCCTCTATGGAGGTAACGCTTGAATCTTACAAGGAAGGAGGGGACAAATAAATGGCAGAGACAGTAAGAATTGAAATACCGATTGAAGTCACTGACAATACAGATCCAGAACTGTCAAATATCACAGACAGCCTAGAAGATGTAGAACAGGCGGCAAGGCGGGCTCAGAACTCTGTTGATCGGGCAGGAAGAACAGTAACACAGTTCGATAGGTCGGCAAACAGAACCCAGCGGAGCTTATCAAGTTGGATGAAGCAGAAATATCAGGTATTGTTAGAGGCGAAAGACAAAATTTCTCCTATCCTGGATAAACTGAAAACCGGGCTTAGAACGGTAGGCGGGAAAACATGGAATGTAACCATGAAAGCTGTTGATTTGGCAACGGCTCCTATCAGGGGTGTTTTGAATCTGCTAAAAAATCCCGTCTTCCAAGTAGGAGCTGTCCTTGGGGTAAGTATAAGCCTGAAGGACACGGTTGATACCTATGCGGATTTTGAGGCAACCATGAGCCGGGTGCAGGCTCTTTCCAATGCGAATGCATCACAGATGGAACAGCTGACAGCAAAAGCGAAAGAAATGGGGGCACAGACGAAGTTCTCAGGAACTGAATCGGCAGAAGCATTTACCTATATGGCTCAGGCTGGATGGCAAGTTCAGGATATGGTTGATGGTATCGGCGGAATTATGAGTCTTGCAGCAGCAGACGGTCTTGATCTGGCAACTACAACGGATATTGTTTCCAATGCACTGACGGCGTTTGGAATGAAAGCAAAGGATACCGCAGAATTTGCTGATGTTCTGGCAGTAGCATCATCAGCTACCAATACGAATGTATCTGATCTTGGCGAAGCATTCAAATATATAGCACCGGTAGCGGGAGCGATGGGGTATTCCATTCAGGATGCCTCTATTGCACTTGGTTTGATGTCCAATAACGCAGTAAAAGGCAGTATGGCCGGAACATCGTTAAAGACAGCACTTGCAAATATGGCAGCTCCAACAGACAATATGGCGGCAGCTATGAAGAAGTACGGTATTAGCCTCACAGACAGCGAAGGAAACATGAAATCTTTAAAGGGTGTTATGGACAATCTCAGAAGTAGTCTGGGAGGGCTTTCTGAAACAGAACAGACAGCAGCGGCCAGCACGATATTTGGCAAAGAGGCTATGGCCGGAATGCTTGCAATCATCAATACCTCTGAAGAGGACTATAAGAAGTTGACAGAGGCTATCAATGAATCTGAAGGTGCTGCTGATAAAATGGCAGATACGATGCAGGATAATCTGAAGGGTTCCCTAGAACAATTAGGCGGAGCCATTGAAACGGTACAGCTTAGCTGGGGAGAACGAATGAAGCCGTATATTTTGGCATTGTCCGAAATGCTTCAGGATAATATGCCAGAGATTGAAGAGTTCGGTCTTAAAGTTTTTGATGCTATCGACAAGAAAATAGAGTCTATTCAGGATAAGATTGCAGAGTTTACCAGTACAGATGAATGGGCAAACGCAGACGCATTTGGAAAATTCGGAATTGCATGGGACGAACTGATTGCGGAGCCTTTTTCTGATTGGTGGGATAGTAAAGGTCATGACTTCTTCGTAGGAAAAGCCGGCTCTTTAGGAAGAGGAATCGGAACGGCGGTTTCAACTGGAATCCTGGCATTGCTTGGAGTAGATGTATCAGATGTTGCCGGGGAAGGGGCAAGCGTAGGCTCTGCTTTCGCAAAAGGGCTGATTGACGGATTTGATGTAGATGCACTTCAGGAAAAACTATGGGGAGCAATCAAAGGCATTTTCTCCAATGCTGGAAAGATATTGCCGGGAGGAGATAAGGCGGATCTTTCATCGTGGATTTCAGCGGCAATGATTGCAAAGGTAGGGATGCCTTTGTTAAGCGTTGGAGCAAAAGGAATTAGTTTCGGTAAAAGTATTTTTGGAAGCAGCACAACAACAGCACCAGGAGGAGGAACCACAGTGGTTCCCGGAATTGGACGCAGGCTTTTAGGAAGTGCCAGTGCGGGAACTGGCTTACTTGGCTTTGGTGCAAATACCGCCATAAAACTCGGAGCCGGAAACCTTGCAGGAGGTGCTTCGCTATCTGCCGGTGCTTTATCTGCTCTTGGACTTGGAGCTACTGCTGGTGGAATTGCCGGAGGGGCAAGCCTTATTAGTGGTGGATTTGATCTGTACAAAGGATTTACCTCGAAAGACAAAGACGAAGCGGCGGCTTATAAAGAATCCGGTGCATGGAAAGTCGGAGGTGTAGGAGCTGGCGCAGCTGCTGGTGCTGCACTCGGAAGTGTTATCCCTGGACTTGGTACTGTGGTAGGCGGATTGATTGGCGCTGGCGTAGGCGGAATCGCTGGATGGATTAAAGGTGACAGCGCAAAGAAGGAATATGAAGAGAATCTGAAAAAAGCACAGGAAGAGGCAGAAGCATTAGCATTAGCTGAAGAACAGGCTAAGTACGAATCTCAGGATTTGAAAGATGCACTTGCCGATACCAGCATGACAGCTGAGGAATTTGGACAGAAGTTCCAGAAAGCAGTTGGCGAAAATCTTCAGAGCCATTTCGGAGATGTCAAATTATCCATGCAAGAAATCCAAGACATAGCCAGAAAAATGACATTTGGGGACAATATAGAGGCGGTAACAAAATTTAGCGATGCCTCTGCGGAAGTAGAGCAGACATACAGCAATATGGAAGCTGCTATTTCAAACATGGACAAGTTGAACTGGAAGGCAAGCCTCGGATTGAAATTTGATGATGCAGATACTCAGGAATACCTTGCCGGGGTAGATGCCATGATCCAGAGTGCAACAGACTACATTGAGAGTAAGCATTATGAAGCAAAGACAGCTATTGATCTGCTGATTGAGCCTAATTCCGATGTGGATGTCACTACTGGATTGAATACGGTCTATGCGAGCCTTCAGGAACAGATCAACAGTCTAGGAAATGACCTGACAGCTAAAGTGAATGTAGCATTGGAGGACGGTGTGATTACGCTGGATGAACAGGCTGAAATTACGAACTTGCAAAATCAGATTACGGAAATCACACAGAAGGTATCAGATATTCAAACGGAGGCTGAATTTAAGGCACTGAAAATCAAGTACAGCGGTGCAAACTTGGATGCAGATTCTTTTGCGGAATTGCAGGCGGAATTACAGGAACAGGTGGAAAGTGCCACCCAGACATATGATGAATCACTGAAGGTTGGCATTGCCAGCCTCGAATTGCAGTTAAGCGAAGGTGCAATTTCTCAGGAGCAGTATGACGAACAGCTCCAGGCTTTAGCTGACGGATACGAGGCGAAAATTTCCGATATGCAGGTTACTGTTGAAAATTTCCAGTTGGAAGCAATCGCAGAAGCCTACGCTACAGAACTGGACGGAATACTTCCGGATATTGAAGGCACAACCGCAGAAAAGTTGCAGACGGCTCTTCATAATGCTATGGCGAGTGGTGTAGATGTTACCACTTGGGATACTGAAACGGCATCTCAGTGGCTCGGACTGGACAGCCTAAGCATGGAAGCTCAGACGGCTATTACAGAGATGATGAGTGGAGTTGCGGAAACAATACCTCAGAGTATGCAGGAGCAGATTACAACAGCATTCAGCAGTGTAGATATGAGTGGAGCCTATTCAGGCGTTGACTTCGTAGGTCCGTTTTCCAACGAGTTTTATGAGCAGATGGCAAATGCTGATTTGTCAGGTGCTTACACTCCTCTGGTAGAGAATATCAGCACAGAACTGCCAACGCAGTTATCGCTGATTGACTATTCAGGAATTGGCACACAGGTTGGCACCGGCGTAGGAGGAGCAATTCAGAATACGGATATGGGACCGATCAACTCAGCCATCACAACCTTGAAAGGAAATACGGGAACTGCTATTGATACAGCGTTTGCACCGGGCTTCAATACCACAACGCCAGTTACTATTACGGCGAATTACAAGCTGGCGAATCCGTCAGCTACAATCAGTTTCTCTGGAGGCGGTTCCGGAACGGCAACGGTAAATGCGAGCATCGCATCCAATGCCAACGGAGATATTGTAAATGGACCGCTTCTTTCCTGGGTAGGAGAAGATGGACCAGAAGCAATCATTCCTCTTGGAAGCAAGAGAAGAAGCAGAGGACTTAGTTTGTGGGAAAAAGCAGGAGAGCTTTTGGGTGTAAAGAAATATGCCGAAGGCGGTATTGTAGAAAACTCACGATATACCTCAAATCCGTTCCAAAACTATGAGGACTTAAATTCCATCAATGATACGCTTGCAAAAGCACCACGGGGCAATCACGAGTTCTCAGAAGGGGATATGGAAGATACCACATCTACGGAACCGGTTGCAGTTAAGTCTGGTTCTGGAGAAGGAGAAAGAAAGACAGAAGTTCATGTGAATGTAAGCCTTAATCCTACATTCCGTATAGACGGAAACGGCGGAAATGAATCGGATATTATCCGAGTAGTCCGCACACACATGAGGGAGCTTGCAGACGAAATCGGTGGAGAATTGGCAGAAAGATTAGAAATGGTCTTTTCAAATATGCCAGTCAAGGAGGCGTAAAGTTATGGATATATTTTTGAGTGAAGTATCAAATAAAAGTTCCAGCTTTACATTTCAATCTCTTCCGGAAAGAATCAAAACGAAGTTCGGAACCAAGTATCAGAATTACGACATTATCTCAAAAGGAACAGTAAAAATTCCGAGAGGATTGGAAGCTGAGACTATTTCATGGGACGGAACATTTTACGGGAAGTCTAAAAGAAACGAGGTTATGATTCGTGAGTGGACCTCTCCGGCTGAATGTGTTAAGGTTCTGCGGAACTGGATGATAAAAGGAACTGTACTCCGGCTCTTAGTCACTGAAACAAATATCAATTACGATGTGACGATCAGTGATTTTGAGCTGATAGAAACCGGAGCTTATGGGAACATCGACTACTCCATTACATTCACAATTTATAAGGAACTGAAGATCTACACAACATCAGAATTGAAAATCGCTGCCTTTGTAAAAAAGACGGTTCCAAGACCGACACCGGCTCCTCAATCAAGTAGAACGCATACAGTGAAAAGTGGCGATACTTTATGGGGGATAGCAAGCAAATACTATGGAAGTGGAACCAGCTGGCAAAAAATCTATTCCGCCAACTCTTCTACGATTGAAGCCACAGCAAAGAGATATAGAGGCGGACGAGGCAGCGATAACGGACATTGGATTTATCCGGGAACAGTTCTGACGATACCATAGGAGGTGCAGGATGATTGATGTAGCAAACATTAAGTACCGCCTTGTGGTTATGACGGAGGATAAAAAGCAGTACAACATTAAGGAATTTGTGGAAAACTTAGGCTGGGAGGAGAATGACGGTGAATTAGCTGTTAGAATCTCCTTCACAGCCAAAAACGATAAGACAAGCGCCGGACTGATTTCATCCCTGGCAAAGCCGGGATGCTTGGTCGGCGTTTTTGCATCTCACGGCTCCATAGACGAGGAAGTTGCCAGAGGGTATATTACCGATTGGAAGCCTACACTTTCAGGGAGCAAAGATAAGTTCGATGTTACTTGCTATGACGAACTGTATAATTTGCAGGAGAGCCAGGAGCTTATCTATTATTCCTCTGGAATAGGAACAAAATCGGCGATTACCAAAATCTTTGATGACTGGCAGATTCCGATGGATAAGTATGAAGGACCGGATGTCACCCACGGGAAACTTGCGTATAAGACGGAAATGCTGTCAGATGTACTGTTAGATATTCTGGATGATGCAAAGAAAAAAGGTGGAGGTTCTGCCATGATCCGAGCTGCCAAAGGCAAAGTTAGCGTTATAGAGTGGGGCAGCAATACAACAGTATATCATTTTGAAACAGATAACACAAAGCAAGTGTCACATAAGAAAAGCACATCCGGAATGATTACCAGGGTAAAAATCATCGGGCAAGAGGATGACGATGGGCGTTCCAGTGTAGAGGCTGTTGTGAACGGGCTTACAAAGTTCGGTGTCCGTCAGAAGATTTATATTCGTGGGAAGGATGATAGTGTAAGTGATGCACAATCAGCAGCTCAGGAAATCATTGACGAAAAGGGGCAGGTAAAAGAAGATATTACCGTTCAGGCTCCGGATATTCCGTTTATCAGAAAAGGCGATCTGGTTCACATGACAGTAGGCACATTGAAAGATTACTATTATGTGAAAGGAATCCGGCACGATGCAGATAGCGGATCTATGACGATGGATTTGAAAAAGGCAGTGACGGAAGTGATTAAAAACAACCAGGTCACAAAGAAATCTTATAATGTGGGAGATATAGTGTATTTCAAAGGCGGGAAACATTATCTGTCTTCGTGGTCGGGCGCACCTGGATATAATGCGAGAGCAGGAAAAGCAAAGATTACATTCGATCCGAATTGCCCGAATAACGGAAAAGCGCACCCGTGGCACTTAATTCACACGGATGGCAGTAGCAATGTTTATGGATGGGTAGATGAAGGAACTTTTGAGTAGCAGGAGGTGGTGCTTATGCCGTATCAGGGAAATCCTGGAGTGAGTAAGCTGGGAAAGGTTTTGTCACAGCGCATGGCAAAGCAAGGAGAAAGCGGACTAATTTTAGATTATGGGAGCATAGAAGGAGATTACAGCCTGAAAACAAATACATTTCCGATCCCGATACCTAAAGGGGATTATACGGTATGCAGATGTGCCGGAGGATTATCCTTTGAAATCGGTGGGGGTCAGCATAGCGGACACGAATCCGGAAATGGCACACACGGACATCAGGTTTCTCTTCCGGCAATCAAGCCAGGCGATAGAGTGCTTATTGCATGGGTTCAGAATGAGGTGACAGTCATTGATGTAATCGCCCCGGCGAGTGCGTTGTAGGAGGTATGTTATGAGCGAAAATATGTTATTCCCTACGGTGGAAGTACCGGAACTCATTCAGGAATCAGAACAGTATGACGAAAAATATAAGCCAAGCGTATTGTGGGATTTGGAAGCTGGGGATTTCGTGAGAAATGGAGCGAACCAGCTACTTGAATGTGATGGACGAGAAGCGTACCGGGTTTGGTGTGTAAAAGTAGTCAACACAGAACGCTATACTTGTTTGGCGTATTCAGATTCCATAGGTACAGAAATGGAATCTGCTATAAAAGAAAAGAGTAGCGGAGCCGTGGAATCGGCGATTGAGCGAACGATAACAGAGGCGCTGCTTGTGAATCCTCGTACAGAATATGTGCGGGGATTTGTTTTTACATGGAATGGAGATTCTGTGGTTTGCAGTTTCAATGTAAAAGGAATTGAATGGGAAGAGTTTCCGTTATCAGTAACAGTTGGAAACAGAGCAAGGAGGTGAGAAACATGGCAGATGAAAGATTTGAATTTGTCGCTCCGGATTTTGTGTCAGGCAGTAACCCGGAGGAAATTCAGGAAAGAATGATGAATAATCTTCCGGCAGATATTGATGATATGCCGGGCGGATTTCCTTACGATTTTACTATGCCGACAGCGTTGGAGAAATCAGAGCTTATTCAGTTCCACCTTGTTAGAACATTGATGCTTATGTTTCCAATGTGGGCATGGGATGAATGGCTTGATCTGCATGGAAGACAGAAGGGAATCAGCCGGAAGGAAGCGAACCGGGCAAGCGGGTATATTACATTTGAGGGAGTTTCCGGAACGAGAATTGCAGCCGGATTCATAGTATGTACGCCTGCAACGGATGTGTCTTCTTCTTTGGAGTTTTCCGTAGAGGAAGAAGTTATTATACCAGAAGAAGGAAAAGTTAAGGTTCCAATCATTGCGGCGAATGGCGGTATTGCTTCTAACACAAAAGCAGAAACGGTTATTCTGATGCTGAGGCCAATAGAAGGTATCAGCCGATTGTATAACGAAGAAGATATTACCGGCGGAACAGATGAAGAAGATAATGAATCGTATCGTGAAAGAATCATGGAAGCCTATGAATCCGAGGGGACCTCCAACATCGGAAATGATGCAGATTACAAGAGGTGGGCGAAGGAAGTTGTTGGAATCGGAGATTGTATTGTAGTTCCAACATGGAACGGACCAGGAACGGTTAAGCTGGTTCTGGTGGATTCAAACGGAAGACCGGCGAATGAGAGGCTGGTAAAAGCCGTATATAATCACATCATGTCTCCAGATGATAGAGAGAAAAGGCTTATGCCGACAGGAAGCGCGGACCTTACAGTGGTTGCGGCAGATACTAAGATTATCAGCTATGGCTGTACAGGGTTATCTTATGACAGCAGCACAAACATAGAGCAGATTGAATCCGATTTCAAAGATGCAATCATGAAATATTACGCATCAGCCAAATTGGAAAATATCATTCGATACAACAGAGTTCATTCTATTCTAACAAATCTTCCGGGAGTCCTTGACTTTGCCGATTTGAAGATAAATGGTGAAGAAAAGAATATTCAGTTAGACCAGGACGAATATCCGGAAACCGGGGAAGTTCAGTTTTCGTAGGAGGGAGGAATGAGTATGGATTTAGAAAAATTTCCTTCCAGTGAATCAGCAAAACGGATGCTCCGTTCAGTGGACTCAGGCGGATTCTATGATAATTCTTATGTGGGAAAATGGATTTTTCAGATCATGGGATTAGAGATGGATGAAGCAAAACAGATTATTGAGGAATTGCCGTATCAGGCATTTCCGGAAACTGCGACTTGGGGACTTCGATACCATGAACAAAAGTATGGGCTTCCAGTCCGAGAAGGACTTTCGTATGAAGAACGGCGCAGACTGATTTATAGTAAGCGTGATGAACGAGCGCCTATGAACCCGTACCACATGGAAGTTATTTTGGAAAATATCAGCGGCAGAAAAGCTCATGTAGATGATGAGTCCGGTCCTGTAAACACTTTTACGGTTACGCTGGAAGCTGGAGACAATGTGGTAAATGTGGCTGCTCTTATAAAAAAGCTGAAGGAGATCAAGCAATCCCATGTAGCATTTACCATGAAATTTACTTCTTTGGCTAAGTTGGAACTATGCGGAAGAGTCCATAGATGGACAGCCTATTATACACAGTGCGGCACTTCCCCAGTAGTAAGTTATGGCTTGCGTATGGCGGAATCGGGAATAGATATTGCACCAGAAGCATCCGCACATAAGTATGAAATTCCGATGACCGGAGAATCCGGAGGAACAGGTCAATATCCGAAAGTCAGCGTTGGTTTGAAAACAACAGAAGGAACTGTTGAAATAATGCCGGAGACAAGAGGATTTGAGGTTTCCTATCCAGTTGCAAGCGAAGAAATGAAAACAGGAACGCACCCTAAGACGGGAAACCAGGCTGCCTATGTAGAAGTTGGGCTGGATGCAGAAATGAGTGCTGAAGGCTACAAGTATCAGAATGATGTTGCTGGTACGGTTCCGGGGACTTCTATCGGAATAAAAGAAACAGACAAAGGATTGACTCCAGAAGTCAGTACAGAGTGCTACCAAGTAAGGTATCGGCTCTGTGGTGAGACTTTTGAGATATAAAGAAGGAGGGATACACAATGAAGTTGCTTACAAGCGAGGCGATTCAAGGGTATCGGGACTACACGAAACGCACGATTGCCTACGCAAAGTACAAAATCGGTTCGGTTTACCATAAGGCAAAAATCGAATCGGTTGATGTGACAGAAGAAGGCTTGGTAGAAATCTCATTCAAGATTGAGACGGCAATTACCGGAGCTGCAACTGTCACAGAAATCCAGCTGTATGATACGAATAACAATCTTTGGCTCTCGAAACAGGAATCCTTAAAAATGGATTCTGTTGCCGAGGGCTTTTATTATGTCTGCCAGCTGGAAATCAGCGAAAGGGAGGTTGAGGTATAATGAGAGACCTTGTGAACTGGAAGGACCATGTTGTTGAGTTTCCGGGGAGATACGAGGAAAAGGATTTAGGCGGTGGCTTGGTTCAGCACACGGCATCTCCTGGAAAAGTAAAGCAACAAGGAACACCACAGAACGCTACAAATTTTAACATTATGGATATGGCGGCACTGGAAGCAATGTTGATGTCTTCAGAAAATGCCAGGAATATTCTCCATATCGGCAGGATTTTGGAGGGGCTGTCTGGAGACAAGATCCAGGTTACGCTTACCAATTCCCAGAAATATCCGCATAACAATTCAAAGAAAACGGTTCAGTTGCCGGTGACGAAAAACAACATGAAATATACCATTACTTGCGAAGTTGTGGAAGTTACCGGAGGGGCGGTTGGAGAATTTGAGTTTACCGATAAGCTGCTCAATGGATTCAAGATTGCATATACCGGCTCAGCATCCAAAGTCATTGTGAATTGCTATGTGAGAGGAGGTGTATAGGAATGGCGAATGTGATTATCAAAAATGAGAACCGAAAAGCTGATGCAGAACACATCATGAAAACTTATGGCGTGGACAGAAGAGATCCAGCCATGAGGGAAGCGGCTGAGATTGCAGCTGCAAGAACAAATGAAGCAGTTAGAATGTCACAGAACAGAAGGAGGTATTTCTGATGAAAGTAGTATATCTGCCGGAAGACGGCACAAATTTCATTCCCTATGAAGTGATGGGGAAAAACATTGATTTCAACGATGGAGATTTGATGTTCAATGTTTCAAAGAAGGAAAGGGACTACGAGGTTGTGATTGATATTTGCCAGGATTACACAGGAGCATTGGTTATGGGTGCTGATTCTGGCGAAAGATATGTAGCACAGCTTATTGTACCGGCAAGAGAGTACATTGAGACAACCGCAGTAAATCCAGACTATGATCCGGAAAATGAGGAGAGCATGGAATCTCCGACTGTTACAAATAAAGAACCGGTTCCTTTCGATATTAACAAATGCGAACTGAGATTATGGGATATGGAGGTATAAGAGATGCCAAATTTTGATGATTTTAAGTTAGCGGTTGAAGCAATGACGGGCGGTAAGAATACCGTCCTTTTTGATGATATGGGAATGCCGTCTGTTATGGTTCCTTTTCCGAAAATGAAAATTGCGGAAATCATGAGTGGAGGAAGTCAGAATATCCATCCAGCATTTTCAGTGGGCGGTGTAGAGAAGGATGTACTGTATGTGTCAAAGTTTCAGAATATTGTACTGAATGACAGAGCGTACTCGCTTCCTATGCGTGATCCGAAGGTTTATGTTACATTCGATCAGGCATTGACATTCTGCCGCAACAAAGGAAAAGGCTGGAGTTTAAATCCGTATTCTCTATGGAGTGCGATTGCCCTCTGGTGCAGAAAAAATGGAACTATGCCAAGAGGAAACAATTTCTGGGGAAAAGACTACACATACCAGCATGAAAAAGGCGTTCCTTGTGCGTGGGAAAGCAAGGAAGCGGAATCACATCCGGGCGAACCAGCACGCTGCCTTACCGGTTCTGGACCGGCTACATGGTATCATAACTGGATGCCGGATGGAATTGCCGATCTGAACGGAAATGTGTGGGAATGGTGCGCTGGTATGCGTGTGAAAGATGGAGAAATCCAGATTATTCCGTATGCGAACAGTATGCTGGCGGAAACAAATATGGGAGACAAGTCAACAGAGTGGAAAGCTATCAAAAAGGATGGAACTCTTGTTGAGCCTGGAACAGCAGATACTTTGAAATGGGATTGGGTATCAGGAAAGATTCAGCTTACTTCCGGTGCGGTATCCTACAAGACGGATCAGGGAAATGGCTGTCAGTATAAGGATATGACTCTTAATTCTTCTGTATCAGCGGCTCCGGAGATTGCGAAGGCATTGTTATTATATCCGGATGAACCGGGCGGAGACTATGGCGGCGATTATCATTGGGTAAATACTACCGGCGAGCGTTTGCCGCTTTGTGGGGGCTGCTGGCACAGCGGTTCTCATGCCGGTGTGTTCTACGTGTACCTGCGCGACCCTCGGTCCATCTCCTACGGCCTTGTTGGCTTTCGCTCCGCTTTCTGTGAACTGTAAAACCGAATCACTGTTTGCTCTGCGGTAGCAGAGCTTTTTGCTTTTAAGGAGGAACGAAGTGGAATGGCAAGAGATAAATGAGACGGTGAACGGAGAACAAAAGACTGAAAACTTGCGAATCCGCATGAAAATTATTGATATGATAGAGTACGCAATGCCACTAATCGAAAGGTGGAGCGTACCGCATCAAAAGTTACTCGGAGACAGAATTGCAGCTTGCATGGAAGATATGTTGGAACTTGCAAACGAGTTGGAATTGGCTTACTCCAAGAAAACGCCTCATAAAAATCTGGATATGAAGAATAAAGCATTGCAGGATTATGTAACGCTTGCATACCGTTTGAAGTATCTGAAAGGTGCAACATCTCATGCTGAATGGACACGGCGTTCCAAAGAAATCGGCTGTATGTTAGGCGGTTACAAGAAATGGCTGTACGATGATACTCCGTCTACTGCGAAAAGCAGTGGAAAGCAGCAGACATCAAGCAGTAAGAAATCATATCAGTGCCGGTCCCGATAGGGGCTGGCACGATGGGAATAGGCTATCGCGTTTGCCGCTTTGTGGGGGCAACTGGAACAACGGTTCTAATGCCGGTGTGTTCAACGTGAACCTGAACAACCCTCGGTCCATCTCCAACAGCAATGTTGGCTTTCGCTCCGCTTTACTCTCATATGCCAGAGGCGGCAAGTTCAAGGACTTACCGACAGTGCGAGAGGATAAAGGAGTCTATTTCCACTCTGGGCTGAAAGGCAGGAGAAAAATGGTGCTATTCGAGAGTGGATAGCATTGTTCCGGCGGACACAAAGAAAACCGGAACACCTATGGATGCCGCAAGTAAAGAGATTGAAAGCTGCTACACATAGATTTCTAAAGGAAAATCGTAACATGAAAATAAAGAATGTCTTTGACGAAATATTTTCCATCGACAATCTGTATGCTGCCTTAGAAGATGCTTCACAAGGTCGAAGATACAATAAAGATGCTTTGATATATAATCTGGACGTTTGGGCTATGGTTCAAGAAATCCGGAACGAAATCTTCAACGGTACATACAGTATTGATCGGTACTACATATTTTATGTGTACGAACCGAAAAAGAGAATGATAATGTCAATTTCATTCAAACACAGAATTGTCCAGTGGGCTATTTACCGGGTAATAAATCCTGTTCTGGTTAAAGGATATATAGAAGATTCCTACGGCTGCATTCCGGGAAGAGGAAGCCTAAGCGCCATGCAAAGGCTAAAATACTGGGTTGTAATGGCAAGTCGAAAAGAAGAACAATGGTTTTACCTAAAACTGGACATAAGCAAGTATTTTTATAGAATATCCCACCGGGTATTGAAAAAGATTCTTGCAAAGAAAATAAAAGACAAAAGACTGCTGAAGGTATTGTATTCCATTATAGACTGCGAGCATACACCTTTTGGCTTACCGTTGGGGCGTTCTCCGGGCGATGTGCCTTTGGAAGAACGCCTTTTTGATGTCGGTATGCCGATTGGCAATCTTCTGTCACAGTTGTTTGCAAATGTCTACCTCAACGAATTAGACCAGTATTGCAAGAGGGAATTGCAGATCCGGTTCTATATCCGTTATATGGATGATGTAATTATTTTGTGCAATAGCAAATTACAACTCAGAATTTGGAAAGATCAGATAGAACAATTCTTATTGCAAGAGTTGGAACTGCATTTGAATAAAAAGACTTGCATACGCCCTATCGGACAAGGAATTGAATTTGTAGGATACCGCATATGGGCGGAACGGGTAGTGATACGAAAGAGTACCACATTAAGAATACGGAGAGCGTTGAGAGGTATGTCGGCAAAGTATACGGATTACAAGATTACGATGCAGGACTTTTCAGAAACCCTTCAGAGCTATCTTGGTATGTTGGAGCATTGCAATAGCGATGCGTTGATAAACAAGATTCTGGATGAAATAGTGTTGACACACAATAAAGAAAACCAGGAGGAAGGCGATGAACCAGGAGGAATTTTTGGAAGTGCAGAATACGATCATAGAGAATCAGAGATATATCATTTCTGAACTCATGAGGCGTTTTTGCCTAAATTCTGCGTTTGATTTAGATGAAGAATTGGTTAGGATGATTCGGGAAAATAACCAGATGGTTGAAAAACTGAACACGCCACCATAAGAAGGGAGGGATGAAGGATGCTGATTAGAGCTGGACCTGAGAATTATGAAATGAGCATAACAGTATGAGGCGGTGAAAAATGGACGAATTTTTAGAAGTATTCGGTGGAATGAGGCTTGGTACAGTAGTTCTCTTAATTGCTGCTTTTATCTTTATGTGGAAGACATACAAGAAGGTAGAGGCGTATTTCAAGGATAAATACGAGATGGAAGCTGAAAAAGAAAAGCAAATGAAAGATATTCTGGGACAGGTGCAACAGTATCCTAAATGGAGAGAGCAGAGTATTGAACGGCAGAAAGAGTTTTCATCAGAAATCAATGATTTGAGAAATACACAGAAAGAGATAATCCAAGAGCTGAAGGACATCGAAGAGAGAAGGAAAAAGACTAAGAGAAATGAGTTGCGTGATAGGCTGCTTCAGAGTTACCGCTACTATACCAGCAAAGATAAGAACCCGTTATTGGCATGGTCCGTAATGGAGTCGGATGCTTTCTGGAAAATGTTCGGAGATTATGAAGAGGCAGGCGGGGACGGGGATATGCACACTACCGTACAGCCAGCCATGAGATTACTGGATGTAATCCAGATGAATGAAGAAGAAAGAATATCAGAACTCATGCAGAGCCGGAAATGACCTAATGAGCCATTCTCCGGCTTTTATAATGCAACCAAACAAATCCTCACTGGCGGGATTAAAAGGCAGCCAGGGAACAATCAGAGGCTCACAGAGCCAAATAAACGAAAGTTATACAGGAGGTAAGTATCATGAAGAAAATTGATTGGGTAAGAAAACTGACAAGTAGAAAATTTTGGGCAGCGGTAGTTGGTTTTGTTACTCCGCTGATGATCGCTGGAGGAGCGCAGGAAAATGCAATCACTCAGGTTACTGCAATCATCATGGGCGGCGCAACGCTGATTGCCTACATCATCGGGGAAGGGTTGACCGATGCGGCAAATGCTGGAATCGGAGAAGGAACTTTGATCGAAACAGAGATTGACGAGGAATAGTAGTCTGCCGGAGCCTGGCATAAGTCAGGCTCCGTTGTGGGGGTAAGAGAATGAAAAGCAAAGAGTTTCTAATATGGTTTTTAACGGCACTATTCGGGGTGCTGATTGTTATTTGCTCCGCCTTTCTAATGACAGCTCTTGCGGTTACGCTTCCAGAAGAGAAGAATATAGGGAGCGTGGAAACTCAGAATATTTCATCTGAAGAAAACTGTCCGGAAACAATGAACGGACAGGTTACGATTTACCACGATGGAGAAAAAGCATATCAATACGCCGGACCATTCGAGGTAAAATGTCTGAGTGGGAAGTATGAAATTACAATACGGACAGAACGGTGTTCTTGTTTTGAAAGGAGAAATACGGAATGATGAAAGGGATTGATATTTCAAAATGGCAAGGTAGTATTGATTTTTCAAAAGTTGCCAGGAATGTAGAATTTGCCATTTTGAGAGAAGGATACAGAAAAGCTATTGACGAAAGATTTTTAGAATATGTGACTGGGTGCAAAAAGTACGGTATTCCGATTCGGGGCGTTTATCATTTTTGTTACGCCACATCAGCCGAAGGGGCAAAAGAAGAGGCGGCTTCCTGCCTTGCAAATATCCAGAAGGTAGGACTTGGAAAAAATATTGTTGTATTCTTTGATTTTGAGTACGACACAGTGAAGAAAGCTGCTGAAAAAGGAGTGAAGCTCGGAAAGAATGAGTGCATTGCATTCACGAAGGCATTTTGCTCCTATGTGGAAGAGCAGGGATATACAGCTGGCGTGTATTGCAACCTGGACTATTACCGGAATATGTATACGCCAGATGTTCTGGAAAAGTATGTATTTTGGCTTGCGGATTATTCCGGAAGTCCAGATGTGAAATGTGATTATCAGCAGTACACAAGCAGCGGGAAAGTTCCTGGTATCAACGGAAATGTAGATATGAATTATTATTTTGGAGAGAAAAAGGAGGAAGAAACGATGGGAAGAACAGCACAGGATACATTGAATGTTATGAGAGCCTGGCTTGGATTTAGCGAGGCGAACGGAAAATTCAAACAGATTATTGACCTTTACAATTCCGTGAAGCCGCTCCCTCGTGGCTATGCGGTACAGTACCATGATGAATGGTGTGATACAACAGTGTCTGCCGCAGGCATCAAGGCAGGAACCTCTGATCTGATCGGACGGGAGTGCGGATGCGAGCAGCATGTCAAAATCTTTATCGGGAAGGGTATTTGGATTGAAGACGGCACGATCACTCCGAAACCGGGCGATATTATCCTCTATAATTGGGATCAGTCCTATCAGCCTAACAACGGATACTCCGATCATATCGGATTCGTAGAAAGTGTTTCTAACGGGCAGATTACTTGCATTGAAGGAAACAAAGGAGAAGCAGTTGCCCGCCGTGTTCTTTCTGTTGGAAACGGAAATATCAGAGGTTTTGCCCGTCCAAAATACAGCGGGGCAGGAACGGCTCCGGTTAATCCGGTAACGCCTCCGTCATCTGGTGGTTCGCTCAATAAAAATGTAGCGTGGTACGGCGTTGTGAATACAGGAACACTGAATGTCAGAACATGGGCTGGGACAGAAAATCCGAATCTGAAATCTTATCCTACGATTTCCCAGGGTACGAAAGTTGGTGTTTGCGAAACTGTACAGGATAAAGACGGTGATCCGTGGTATTATGTGCAGATTAAAGGGGACCAGGGAGAAAAGTATGGTTTTGTTGCAGCGGCATACATTACGAAGCAGTCTTCCAGCAAGCCAAATGCAGACACTACGGTTTCAGATGATGGAGTAATTACCAAAACTCCTCAGTGGGTTGGGAAAGTGACTGCTGATGCTCTTAATGTTCGTACATGGGCAGGCACAAACAATCCTATCATTAAGTCCTGGCCTCAGCTTGGATATGGAAATTTAGTTGATGTCTGCGATGTAGTAAATGCTACTGATGGATCCAGATGGTACTATGTCAGAATTGATGGAAGAATCTATGGATTCGTTCATTCAGCATATATTGCAAGAGCATAACGCTAAATATATCACACCCTCTGCCGGGAAACTGGCGGAGGGACTTTTTATTTGTCGAAAAAGCTGTGGCAGAGTCGAAAAAGCTGTGGTATAATTTGGATGTTGTCCTACCTACACCTGGCAACGGGAGGAGGTGTTGGGATGGAAGTTATCATTACCTTTTTAGTCGCTGTTGCGGCTGGTGTAGCCTGCCACTACATCATCAAATGGTTAGACGGCGATCATAAGGACAACAAATAGCCTGGTGGGTGCTTTGCCACCGTAAAAGAAAAGAAGAAGCCCTCGACTGTGTTGCACCACAGTCGAGGGCTTCGTTCTTTGTCCGGATGGACTTATCATTACCTTTTGCCTACTGGCATTATAGCATACGCAATTCTGAAATGCAATATTCTTGAAAAATCTTTTTGTCTTACATTTAAGAAACCCCAGAGACTGACCTCTCTGGGGTTTCGCTTTGGCTATGGAATACAATCCGATTTCTTAGCTAAGATTATAATATGCCACTTCCAGAGAAAAGTCAACTGTTTCTTGCGTCCGCCGGATAATCCACCGGACAGTCCGTAGGAAAATCCACTGTAACCAGTACCAGTACCATTACCAGTACCATTACCAGTACCAGAATAATAAAGAGAATATACGCAAAACCGCCGTATGCGGTCTTGCTTTTGCACGCACATCTAAAATGTACGAATTGCACAAAAAATGAATGTGCTTTTTGACATATCAAGTCCCAGTCGATTCCACAGAAATTTTCAATATCTCCTTCGGCAAAAAGATAAAATCAATCCAGAAGCATTTCAGAGGCTTTTAAGGCATATCTCAAAAATCAGTTCCTTCCTTATATAAAGCATATCGTTTATTTCCAAAATATTTCCGCAAATATAAATTTAATGATTGACACTTACCGATTGGTAAGATAAGATGATGACAAGATAAAAATTACCAAACGGTAAGGAGGATAAACAATGAAGAAAGAATATAAAGAAATCAGAAAAATAAACGTAGATTCCCTTCGGAGTCTTTGCATTTCAAAACGCTGGTACACCAGAGGGGATAATGCGGCGTATAACCATTTACTGTATGATCTGGCGGATGATAAAGAAAATATTACCACGGAAGACATTGTAGAAATCGCTCAGGACATTATGGAACACAGCAATACAGACCAGGAGCTGACAAGCATTTGTTTTGATGTGGCGAGAATTGCGAATACATTTTTTGAGGAGGTGTAATTGTGAGCGTACAGAGAACATTCTATCAGGATCGTTGGAATCCAGATAAGACATGGGAGGTAGTAAAGCTGGTTGGCGGATATTACCTCCGGCAGTACATTAAAGGAAAACAGTTTGGGCGTGGGATTCGGACCACAAAGAAATATATTCAGAGTATTGGGATATTTGATTTTGAGAAGAAGGAGGCTATGCTGTGAGCGCAGAAAATAGATACGACGATTTATACATATTCATCCCAGTAATGAAACAGATTGTCCGTATTGCAGAAGGCACCGGAGATAACCTTCTTCCGGAAGATATTGAAGAAGGTTATGTTGATTATATTTATTACGAACAGTATGAGTTGAGTCAAGATTTTCCGGAAATAGACGGTGGACAAGTTTTGCTGGAAGAAATGTTCAGAGATAAATTTAGCTGCACAGAAGAGGCGGTTGGAGATGTGCTTAGTATGGCATACGGAACCTATGAAATTGATTATGTAGTTTTGAAAGGAAAAGAAAATGAAAATTATTAGACCGGCGCATACAGAATATTACGAGGAATTGAACTTAGAATACAGATTCCGGAATGATCCGGAGGCGGGGTTCGCTTTTCCGTGGAAGGATGGAAAGGTAGTTCTTAATAATCTGTCCGAAAAGAATTTCATGTGGTGCTTAGAGCACCCAGAAGAAGTAGAAGGTCTTGGAGTTGTTACGAGAAAATTATCATGCAGCGTTCCGGCGCTTGCAAGATGTGAATGTGGAGAAGAGTTTTTCTTGGAAGATAGATATTATGGTTGCTGCCAATGCCCAGGGTGCGGAAGATGGTATGCCATTGCTGGGTATGAGGTAAATCCGCCGGATGAATGGGAAGAGGATTTGGAGGAAGACGAATGGTAAAGTGGAGCTTACGGGATTCAACTGGTTGTAAACAGCGTGGAGAAATAGAATTGGCTCAGATCCCCGGAGAACTGCTTCGCTTTGAGCGTGAGGCGGCGAGAATAATGAAGCGGACTGGAGCAGACCATGTGCTGTACGGAATCAAGATATACGATCAGGATGACCGCTTAGAAACAGTACAATTTTACATGAATCCAATGGATGATGATGAATTTTATCGCCTGACAGGGCGAGTAAGAAACGCAATGATTTACGCCTTGCATAATCACAGGAAAAAGGAGTAGATGCAAAACGGAATAATATAAACTTTCCGATTGACATCAGAGGTGGGTAAGTTAAGATAAGATTATAGAAAAACTTACCGGTTGGTAAGTTTGGAAAGGAGGGTAGCCCATTGGGCAAGAAAAAGAAGCAGAAGAAAAAAGAACTGCTCGAACAACAGCTTCTCAAATACCAGAAGATAGAGTGCCTAGCAAACATTCTACTGGCTGTAATCACTATCATTTCTGTGATAGTAACAGCAATTCTTAACTGGTTTAGCTGATTGAACAAACAGTTCTGCGGAGGGGAGCAGGAACTCCCTTCCGTCTGCTTAGTATAGCATAGAGAGGAGCGAAAGTAAATGAGGAAAGCGAGAAGGATTTTAGTCGTGCTGTTGGCATTTCTGATTTGTCTGACAGCGCAGAAAGGACTGAACATTCTGAATGGTATGGCTCTCATAATTGATGCAATCATGGTAATTATTTTAGCGGTAGTAGAGCTTACAAGAAAGTAGAGGTGGAGGATGGTGGATAGGATTGCTTTCAACAAAGCAGCAGAAAATCTCATAGAAATTACAAAGGTTTTCGTTGAAGAAAATGCCAAATATGACTTGCTGGAAAATATTGAAAGTCGTACTTGGAATGAAAAATTCGTTGATTGGTCGAATGAGTTTGAAGAGCAGCACAAAACTACGGACTGGAATAGTGGAGAATACGGCGAATACTATGATGAAATCAGAAAATATGCAAAAGAAAAAATAGCAGAGTATTTCAAGGAGGAGCAGACATGGAGAAAAAAGTGATAACTGAGGAACAGTTTAGAGGAGTGTGCAAGCAGGCTTTGCCGCATCTGAAAGAGCTGATCGAAAACCTTCGTGAAATTGGATTTGATGGCATGACATCTATCACGGTTACTGGCGATGGGTACATTGCATTGGACGCCTATGATAGTGGATGGAGTATGCTTAAATTAAGCGGGCAGAATGAGACACGAATTAGAAAAGAGTTTGTTGAAGTGGTGTAGCGAGGAGGTGTAGGCATGAAATATTGCAAAGCAGTTCAGGAAACTCTGCGTAGAGAAATTGTGGTGGAAGCAGACAGCCTTGAGGATGCTTTAGATCATGTGGAGAATGAATATGACAAACAAAATATCATCTTGACAGCAGATGATGCGTGTGTAGAACCGGATATTTTTGAAGTAGATTGGTATTCAGAAAAAGATATAGAAGAAATGGAGGCAAATTATGACATTAGGAACGGCAGCGGCAGGATCAGTGAAGGCTGGAGGCGGCACATACAACATCGGTTTCAACGATGGAGATGAAACTCAATTTGATGCGTATGATCTGGCGGAGCTTTTGGATTGCTGGGTGGAGTTTTGTGCGGAAAATGGATTTCAGACAAACAGTGTAGACTATGTGGAAAGGGTGTGTGAGTAATGGAAGAGGTAAAAAGAAAGGGGCTTAACAATGTATTGAATCTGAGCTTCAGCGTAGTGGTAACTGCTGAAGATATTGATGACATTATGGTATCAGCACTGGAAGGCGGCATTACCCATTGGGCAAATCGGGCAAAAGTTCCAGAAGAGAAAAGAGCGGCAGAGTGGGGGCATGAACAGATTGCGAGAGATGGAGAACTTCACATCCATGTAGTTGAACCGTTCGATCAAGATGATACAGAATGGTACATTCTTACGAAAGAAAAGTTTCTAAATGGTTTGGCGAAATATTTGAAGGAACCAAAGTATTCAGATTGCTTAGAATTTGTGAATCATGAACTAAGAATAGATACCTGCTATATTGATGCAGATGTGGCAGATACCATTATTCAATACGCACTATTCGGGGAGGTTGTCTATGGATAATTCAGAGACAAGAGAATATGTGAAGGTCGGGAGCTTCAAACCGGCGGATGAAATGAACGAAAAAGGTGCAGTGATAGAGCGTGATTTTTACAGACAGGGAAACATCTTCAAGGATGAAGAAGCGTATCTTGATAAGGAGCATCCAGATAAAGTCTGCTATATTCCAGAGCTAAGCGATTCTCTTTATACAAGGCAAGATTTTTTGGATATGTGCAACGGGCAAGAGGATATAGCTGATCGTATTTTTGAAGCGGTGGACTGGCAGCATCCGGAGACTTATCTGGAAGAACAGTGGGCGGAAGAGCTTGCGAAATGTCCTGCGTGTGGGAAATGGTTCTGGTGCTATGGAGAACATTATTGCCCGCATTGCGGAGCGAAACATGATGAAGAGCCAGATGATAACGCTTGGTATGTTGAAAAATGGTACGATGAAGATTTGATAAATGCCTTAAAAGAAATCGGAGTAACTGCAAGTGAAAAGAATTTGGAAAGGCTGAAGTCTGAGTGCTTGCATATTTTCGATGATAAATCAACGAGAAATGAAATGCTGGCAGACAAAGCGAGAGAAATTTTTGAGGAGGAGTAGTATATGTCAATAACAGATGCGTTCAATAGTGAATTAGGACAGGAAGTTAAAAGGCTTCGAGAAGAGAATGAAGAAGTTCACGCAGCTGTGGTCCGAAAGCAGAAAGAACTTATGGAAATGCGGATGGACATGGTTACGGAAGAGTGTCCAGAATGCGGCGCAGAAAATACCTTCAAGTGGAGTGTTCTTAGAAATGGCTATCAGGCGTTTTGTCCTAAATGCGGATTCCCTATGATGTTATGCAGCGAATGTATGATAGACAATGATAACTTCTGTGATTGGGATGGGGATAAAAGTTTATGTTACCGCATGGTGGAGGAATTTTGGAAGAGCCTGGAAGATGTTCCGTTTAATGAGGACGCTGATGGAAGATTGATCCTGGCAAATGATTATCGGTTTATGGTCGGAAGCAGAGAGATTGCGATGTTCCCGAAAGGGACGGACAGAGAAGAGATTTGGCACTGGTTCGATGAAAACCATCCGAAAGGTGTGGCATATCTGCTGTACAGAGGGGAAAATAAAACAGAGGTATATTTTTCTATCGAGGACGGGAATGATTTACAGCTTGATATTGCACACACGAGAGAAGATGCTATTAGTAAATGCAAAGAAAATCCAGAGGCGAGAGAAGTTTTTGCCTTTCGGATGATTGGCGAAAACCACGAACTGCTGAGTTGCGTTTTCAGCAAAGATAATGAAGGCGGCAAAGAGGAATGAAAGAAAAAATATGGCGTTATTACGAGGAAGGAAAAGAAGAGCGATATACATTAAAAGCACTGGAAGAGTATTTCGGCAAAGAGCCTGGATTGCAAGAACAGAAAAAGCAGGGAACGCATTTCTCTGATTGGTTAAGGGAAATGGAGCATATGCAGATATTGATACCGGAGGGATGTTGATGGAAATTAAACCAAGAAAATTAAGTGATCGTGGCGGAATTATTACAATGCCATTAAAAGCGAATGTGCCGGATCCGAATGATAAATCGTGGGAGGAAACAAGCTGCCCAGAATGTGGGGCTGTATGTTGGAAACGCCCTCTTCCAAAAGGATTCAGCGAAGATATGTTTGACGGAAGAATGTGTACTATGTGTGCATTAAAAAGAGGATTAAGGTAGAAGGAGAGCATTATGGTAAATTTAGAGTTAGGAACCGTTGATAACGGCAAAAGCATGTCAGAAATCCTAAAAGATGCCTTAGATGCAAAAGGGTATTCTCAGAGGGAGTTTGCAAAAAAGATGGGATGGACACCGCAGAATTTTTCTCAGAGATTAAAGAAGAACTCTTTCACAGCCGAAGAGTGGAGGAGCATGGCATATAAGCTGGGATATGAAGTAAGGCTTGTTGAGTTGGAAAGCGGAATTGAATTTGAAAGCAGGAGAAAAGGGCATGGTCGCCGTGTGCGACAGGTTGTAAACGGCGTGTTGTATGATACTCATAAGGCAGATATGCTTTGCGGTGATTTTTACCGTGATGGAATCAATGAGTATATTGATGGCATGGCGTTTGAGCTGTATGTAGATTGTTTTGGGCGATTTTTTGTAGCAAGGTACACTGACTGGGAAAATGGTTCGGATAGTATTACGACAATCGGAAAAGAAGATGCGTACAAACTGTACCGCAAGTATGGAGATGGCTCATTGAAAGATGGTATCTTCATTTAATTTCGTCCTAAACTTACCAAACGGTAATTACATTATAATTTTGGAAACATGGTTTGAAATGATGGAAATTACCAGACGGTAAGCTAGAATGATGATGTAACAAAAAACAACCCTTCCAGACGGGCATCAGGAAAGGTTGTAAAACTAGCTGGAAGCTACGGTTTTATAATAGCAGTTCAAGTATAGCATAACCGCAGCTTCGGCGCAATAAGCAAAGGAGTGAAGTTATGCAGAGTTTAGAAAGTTGCATCATCAAAATGAACAAAGTATCTGCCCTGATCCGCATGATTGACGATACCTTCGTAAATGGGCGTGTCGGCTTATCTAATGATGAAGACGGTATACAGCTGGAGCAGTCATTGAATTTACTGAGAGAAGAGTTCGGAAGAAACCTGGAAGATTTGAGAACAGCGTATTATGGAGGTGCGGTATGAGCAGATATGAATTTGAAGATAAGAATTGCGTGGTATACGCAGATGAACGGTTCGGAGAAATCAGGACAGTCAGAGATGAAAATGGCGAGCGCCGGTATGTTGGTATTGATATTGCTGATTGCATGGGATTTGAAGCTCCCAATAAAGCAGTTGTTAGGAGTAAGATTCCTGGGAAAATGATAAAGGTTCCCTGGGTATCCGGAAACCGGCATGGAGAGACGAACGCAAGATGCTTCAACAAAAAAGAGGCTGAGAAGTTCATTAAGAATGGTATGTTGCCACCAAAGGGATTTAAGGATTGGTTTACAAAGGAAGTGGCTACGGAAGAGTGTGAAAAAGATGTTGCGGTCCGTATTCCAGAAGTTTTGGACCAGCAGAAAACGGATGTGAAAAATGAGAACTTAACATTATCGGGCGTGTTTGCAAGATTAGACGAAATTGTATTAGAGATTATGGTCTTGAAGAAGGAACTGGCAGGCACATTGGAAAAGACTACATAAATTTGTCCGGAGGTTTATTCCTCCGGATTTTCTATTGTGCAAAGTTGTAAGTTTATTTCCAAAATATTTCCGCAAATATAAATTTAATGATTGACACTTACCGATTGGTAAGTTAAGATGATGACAAGATAAAAATTACCAAACGGTAAGAAAAGAGGTAAACCTATATGATGATGTCAGAATTTATTGAGAGAGTTGGATTTGAACCGACAGCGGCAGAGTATCAGGAAATTGAAAGAGAGTATATGGGATGCGATGTTGACAAAGACCAGTTCTGTAAGGAATGGAAAAAGAATGGCGGCATCCAGCGGTTAATGAGATTGAGAGCCAGACGAATTGAAGAGCTAGAGGCGGAGCTTATGAAAAAGGATCGTCAGTATGATGAGATGGATACCAGGTATTGCAGAAGAATCAATCAGCTCCGGGAAGGTATGAATGACAAACTGGAAGAGGCTATTGCGGAAAATAATCAGCAGAAAGAAGAGCTGATTAGAATGAGCAAACTTTATCAGGAAGCCATGATAGAAAAAGCTGAAGCTGAGAAAAAGCTGGAAACAATCCGGGCGGCTTTTGCAATCCTTATACCAGGAAAGGAGGCGGAATAGATGGCAGATAGAAGCAATCATCGCTTAAATGAAGAGATTGAAAGCCATATCAGACAGTGGGATGGCACGATCCACGGGCAGATGGTAAAAAATATGTACGAAAACGGCACAAGCTACGAAGGAATCTGTGAGGTTATGCAGATTGATTACGAAGACTATGAGGAGGATTAGAATTGGGACAGAGTAAAGAACTGGCTCAGATGACAATTAAAGATTTGAAAGAGCATCATCCGGATTATTACAATCAGATGCACTCTAAATGCCGTGTATGCCAGAATATAATGAGCAGCATGGAGTGTGAGTTATGCGAAAATTTTGATATGTTCGTAAAAGTGGAGGTGGAAGAATAAATGTTCAAGTTGAACATGGAAACAGGAGGTTCAGCCTTTTGCCATCCGTATACCGGAGAAGAGGATGAATGGTACGAGGCTAGAGAGATACATAGAATCATAGATAAAGTAAGGGATGATTTGCTTGCGGGTTTAGATCATGGAATCATGATGGATGTGAACGGGAACAAAGTTGGAGAATGGAACAGATAGGAGGAGAACAACATGACTTTTGGAGAAGCAATGCAGCCAGGAATGACAAGTATGGAATATTTGGATATTCCTCACGATGAAAGATATGAAGCTATCGTAAACGCTATTGGATACGAAGATGTAAAGAGGTGCATTCCATATAATTTAGAGAGACTGAAAAAAGAGTTTGAAAAAGACAGACACATGAACGGAACCAGAATTGAAGAGTGGGATAAAGCAGCTGGATTCATTTGCAAATACGGAAATGCAATGTATGTAGGAAGTATGCTGACGGCTCTTTACAGAAGAATAGGAGTTGATACATTTTCTTGTTCTGATGGAGTGTGCATTTTGAAATGCTGCGCAAGAATGTGGATTAAGGAATCGGAAAAGGAGGGAATCGAAAATGAGGATATGTAGTAAATGCTTAGATTGTGATTTGTTTTTGACTTGCAAAGATGATGACAGATGTAAATACGATCCGGAACATAATAGAAGAGATGTATCATGGCGTGAGTTTAGTTACACAGATACAATTTTAGACGAGGTAGATTATGGAAGCATTATATTATCTCTCCACCATGAAAGTCATAAGGACAGAGATACTCTTATGAGGGTTGCAAAAGACATTCTGGACCAAAGATTGCAGGATTTTTGGTATTTGGTAAACCTAAATGCAGATCAGATAATAAGGGAGGCGGAAGAACATGGCGTATAAGCGGAAAACAGTGGATTGCTGGAGAATGTATGTAAATTACGGTGCTGGATGGGAATATGAACTTACAGAATATAGTAGGGAAGAGGCGTATCAGAGAGTGAAAGAATATGCTGAAAATTGCCCTCAATATCCTACGAAGATTGTAAAAGGAAGGGAGAAAATATAATGAACAGACAGAGAAGAAAGAGACTTACTGAAGCATTTGAAAAGGTAGCTGAAGCAATGGAAATTCTGGAAGAAGTAAAGAGTGAAGAGGAAGAGAGCTATGATAACCTTCCAGATAACTTCAGAGACGGAGACAGAGGCGAGGAGATGCAGAATTACATTGAGATGTTGGATGAAGCATACGGGTACTTGGATGATGCCAATTCTGTAATCGAACAGATTTAAGGGAGGAAGTTATGAAAAAAACAGCAAGAGTGATTGTGACGCTTAAATGCAACCGGAACTGTCCTGGGTGCTGCAATATGAATCTTCCAGAATACCGGGAAGTACATACAGATGAAGAATTGCTGGATTACGAGGAAATTGTAATTACTGGCGGCGAGCCGATGCTGATTCCGGGCAAGGTACTGGAGTTTATCAATCGAATGTGGGACAAAGGGTATAGAGGAAAGATGTACTTATATACCTCTTATTGGAACGGCAAGGGGATCAGCAAGGAAATTTTGAAGGAGCTGGATGGATTTACATTCACGCTTCATGCAGAGTGTACGGATGCAGATATTATAGCGCTAAAGAATCTGTCAAACAGCGGCGTGCTTCAGGACAAAGGTTTTAGTAGCCGCCTGGTTATTGACAAAAGAGTGTATGACAGATATGACCTGTCGAATATCAATTTCTCCAGATGGAGCGTTATCCGCAAGTTGGAGCGGAAAGAGAAGTGTGATCCAGCAGATAACGAGGAATTGGTAATATATGAGTTGTAAATCGGCTCAAATAAGGCTGATTTTTATTTAGCCTACAAACTTACCAATTGGTAATACAAATTGCAACCAGAGGGCAATCAGAAAGCCCTATGGCATAAAAAACAAATTCACAAGGAGGAAAATGCGATGAATGTTATTTGTAACAGAAACTGCGTGGATGCAGTTGGAGGAAAATGTGTAAGAAAGGAATTAGAAATCGGCAAAACAGGGCTTTGTCAAAATTTTGTGGAGTTCAGAGAATTTTACAGAGAGGACAATGTGGTTGTGATGGACAAGAATGGTATTCCTTCAATCATGGTTAAGTTCACAAGGAAACTGGATGTAAAGCCTATTCATCCAATGTTTATTATCGGTGGAGAGGTTTTCGATGAAATTTTCATCTCAAAGTATAAGAATTGCATCATCAATGGGCTGGCGTACAGCTTGCCAATGCAGAAGCCAGCAACGGATGTAACACTGGAAGAGGCGGAAAAGGCTTGCTTTGACAAAGGAGAAGGCTGGCATCTAATGACTGCAATGGAGCATGGTTTCCTGGCTAATTATAGCTTGGAAAATGGTACGCTGCCACATGGAAATACAAACTACGGAAAGTATCATGGCAATCAGGAGGAAAGATGCGAAACCTATGACGGCTCTCGGATGTTGACTGGAACGGGACCGGATACATGGACACACGATCATACAGCTTTTGGAGTAGAGGGATTGTGTGGAGATATTTACGAATGGATGAGAGGCATGAGGCTGATGGATGGGAAGTTGGAGATTGCCAACAACAATGATGCTGCTATGCCGATTGATTTATCTGAAAATAGTTCCTTGTGGCTTCCGGTAGAAGTTGGAGAAGAAAGTGTGTATCTGGTGGTAGAAGATGGGGAACTCCGTTTTACTACCGAAGAACCGGAAGACGCAGATTATGATGGCTGCCGCTGGAAAGATGTTAAGTTTGATTTCAACCTTCCGGAAGTGATGAAGAATCTTGGGCTGTTTGTCGGGGAACCAGAAACATATATCTATGCAGACATGAATGGCGAGCGTTTGCCGCTTTGCGGGGGCCGCTGGCGCGACGGTTCGCATGCCGGTGTGTTCCGCGTGAGCCTGCACTACCCTCGGTCCTTCTCCTACAGCTATGTTGGCTTTCGCTCCGCTTATTACCGGAAACGGAAAACTGAATAACTGCAAACTGATGGGCGGCTGGTAAGCCGCCCTTTATAGGAGGTCTTATGAAAAGCATAGATTTAGATAGGCTACACAACTACCTACATGAAATAGGCGGGTGCGATGCAGACGATGATTGGAGCAAAGGCTGGGATGATGCGGTTGACACAATAATGAATCAGGTTGAGGAGTGGAGAAAGGAGCCAGTTATGATTGTAAAATTCCAGAGAGCTATTTTGGGAGGAAACAAAGTTTTGGTATATGACAAGAGGGAAACGATTTGCCAGGAGATTCCGTTGACGAAGGACATCCGGAAACTGTTTGGTAGTAGATACAAAATGTACCGTAAATGCACATTAGATAAAAGCGGCTTCCTTCATATCGGGAGAGAAGTAAAAGCATATTTTTAGAGGAGGATAAAACGGTATGGGAAATATTGCAAAGAAAATGGCGCAGGACAGCAAGAACATTCTCAGGAGAGAAGATTATAGACGGGTAAAAAAGATGGATCGTAGTCAATTCGAGGAATTTTGTAAGAACCTGTATATGGAAGGGTATAAGGATGGCAGAGATTCGGTTCCTGGGATAGATATTAAACAGGTGAAGCAGGCAATTTCTGAGACGAAAGGAATCGGAGAAAGCAGGCTGCGTTCTATTATGAATAGCATAGAGAAAAAGTTTGGAGGGGTGGAAGATGGCAGATAGAGTATACAGAGGAGAGATTTACTATATCCATGAAACTGAAGGAACCGGAAGTGAACAGACCGGAGGAAGACCTGGAATAATCATCAGTAATGACATTGGAAACGAACATTCCCCTGTGGTAATCATCGTGTATCTTACAACCCAGGAAAAGAAAACATTGCCGACACATGTAAAGATCAACACCGCTACAAGACCATCCATTGCTTTGTGCGAGCAGATTGAAACTATCTACAAGGGAAGAATCGGCAACTACATAGGACAAATTACGGACACTGAGCAGAAGAATATAGACAAGGCTCTTGCTGTTAGTATAGGAATTGGCATTGCTACCAAATCCGGGAAGTTTTTGGAAACATGGGCAAAAGCATATACGGAAGAGTTTTCATCCTCAATGGCGGAAGCGTTGGAATCGGTAGTCTCAGAACTTGAATTTGAGAAGCAAGAGGAAGTTACGGTAGAACCAGAACAGAACAACAGAAGTGAAATCCACGAGGAGATGATACGCTTGGAAACCGAAAGGGATATATATAAATCGTTATATATGAATTTACTATCCGATTTGTCTGGAGGTCGCTTATCATGAAAAAGGTTGAAAGATACAAATGTGATTTTTGCAACAAGATTGCAGCTAGACCAGAAACAATATTAAAACATGAAGCTGAGTGTTTGAAAAACCCAGATGGAAAGAATTGCTATATGTGTGAGATGGCATATCAAGGTGATTATGAAATTTTTCATGATTATAACGAAACATATAGTACAGTAAAGGATCAATGTATATGTGCTTATACTGATGAAGTAGTAAGTTCTGTCTTAGGTGGATGTGATGGAAATGTAGCTCCAAAATGCTTTATGTTCCGTAGATCAGATAAAGGATACTGGTATAGGGATCGCACAATAGCTGAAGCAAATTATGAAAAGTATCAGGAAGAGCAAGGAATGATGAAAAAAGGCAGATGTGGCGTATGAGGAAGAATGATTTAGAAGGGCAGATACGATTAGATCAAATGTATAGGGAAAGGAGATTCACGAGAAAAAGCTGTGCGGCGACTTTGGATGATTGCCCGCATATTCCGGGGATGTGTGTCGAAGAGTGCTGCCAGACTTGTGATATTCCTTGCGGATCAAGATGTGGTTATTCCGTAAAGCAGCCGAAAGTGAAAGTAGAAGAGAAATGGGTAATAAATCCTGATTTTGAAGGAAGTAATTCAGAATAGAAAAAAATAGCACTTTCCGCTTGGAAAGATAGGCAAATACAAGAAAAAGCTCGGAACGCATAAAATCCGGGCTTTTATTGCGGAAACAGTGAAATAATGCTATAATTGCAAACAGTAGAAAAAAAGAAGACAAAAGGATTGGCAAGTACGATAAAACAAGGAGTTTATTTTTTTAGCACACCCGTAAGTATAGGGGATGCCATGATGATCGAATAAGATTTAAAATTACTTTTTATATAAATAATATCCCAACGGATCGCAGCATGGAAACATGCATTATTACAGGATCTGTTGGGATATTATTTTTTGTTATGCTATTTATTCTTCACTGTCAGAGCCTTCCGATGTAGCGGATGAAGAATCCGCGGCAGGAATCGCAGCACTGCGTTCCTCTATCTTGGATTTGATCCTGGATGCCTCATCTCCGGATGCAGGAGTTGGCTGATAATTGTTGTAGCCATCTGCGGAAGAAATAGAACAGGGAATGATATTGGTCACGTTATCAGCCTGTACGCCTTCTGAGGTGACAGTGAAGGTCTGCTGGAAGATCATGGTGTCCATATCACTTGGAGAACTGTTTCCTCCAAAACAGAAATTGCCAAGACTGTAGACGATGTTTTTTCCTTTATAGGTTTCGATTCCCTGGAGTACGTGCGGATGATGGCCGCATACCAGATCTGCACCTTCATCGATAGCAAGACGGCCAAGGGTCATCTGATTGGTATCGGGAACTGTTTCGGTCTCATTGCCCCAGTGGAAGATCACAACTATAAGCTCTGCTCCATCTGCTTTGACCTTTGCGATATTATCTTTCAGCTGCTGTTCGCGTCCAAGATGATCCTTCAGTTCGTAAATTCCGACAAGACCAACTTTGATTCCCTTGATGTCCATAACTGCAGTATCATCATAACCGAAGTGTGTAATGCCCGCATTGTCCAGAGCAGTCAGAGTATCCGTGTAGCTCTGCTCTCCGTAATCGTGGCTGTGATTGTTTGCAGTGTTTACGGCTTCAACGGAACCGCTGGTGAGTATCTGAGCATATTCGGCAGGTGCTTTAAATGCAAAGGTTTTATCTTCTCTGGCATCGGAATCGGTGAGGGTTCCTTCAAAATTGGCAATTGTCAGGTCATCTGCCTCAAAGATGCTTTTTACATTCTTAAAGAAATAATCTTTGCCGTTGTTATCGTAGCATGCGTTCAGACTTGTGTCATAATCAAAGGTCTCATCGGTACCCAACGTGCAGTCCCCGACTACGCTGAGCGTCAGTGAAACGGGATCTTTCACAGCAGCAGCTTCTTCTTTTGCCTTTTTTGCGGCCTCCTCTTCCTGTGCCTTCTGCAAAGCGGCGGCTTCTGCAGCTTTCCGGGAAGAAATGCATGCACGTGCGGAAAAAATGATCACAAGAACAAGTATGATCAGGATCCCGCCAGCTGCAAGAAACATTTTCTGACGGCGTACCTGGTAATATCTGGATTTTTTGCTGATGTCATTCCTGCGAGTCCCAGTGGAATGTGAACGGGAATTACGGGATGCAGAACCAGAATGCTTCCGCCGTGCTTCCTGTGCTCTGGCGGCTTCTCTGCGTGCCTGCTCCGGATCATGGCCATGAGGCGGCCGCCTTCGATTGTCGTTTGCCATTCTTTTTCTCCTTCGTATGTAAAGATATCTTTATTATAGAAAGAATGGTAAGTATTGTAAAGAAAGAATCGCGGACTTTTCAGAAAAAGAAGTTTTTGATATAATAATTAGGCCAAAAGGCAGAAATATAAACTACAGGGAGATGGTGCTGATATGGTATTATATATCGGAAATCATACAAGTTCGTCCAAAGGCTATGCTGCCATGGGACGTCAGATGCTGAAAAACGGCGGAAATACGTTCGCTTTTTTTACCCGAAATCCCAGAGGAGGCAAGGCAAAAGAGATCGATCCCGCAGATGTGGAAAGATTTCTGGAGCTTTCCAGGGAAAATCATTTTGGAAAGCTGGTGGCACATGCACCGTATACCATGAATGCCTGTGCCGCAAAAGAAAATCTGAGAGATTTTGCAAGAGAGATCATGGCAGATGATCTGAAACGTATGGAATATACACCGGGAAATTATTATAATTTTCACCCGGGCAGTCATGTAGGGCAGGGAACTGAGATGGGAATTACCAAAATTGCGGAAATTCTCAATGATGTCCTTACAGAAGAACAGAGTACGACCGTCCTTCTGGAAACTATGTCCGGCAAGGGTTCAGAAGTAGGAGCAACGTTTCAGGAGCTTCGTGATATCATTGACAGGGTGGAAAAAAATAATAAACTGGGTGTCTGCCTGGATACCTGTCATGTATGGGATGGCGGTTATGATATTGTCCATGATTTGGATGGTGTTCTTGATGAGTTTGACCGGGTGATCGGCCTTTCCAGATTGAAGGCTGTTCATCTTAACGACAGTATAAACGGACTGGGCAGTCATAAGGATCGTCATGCAAAGATCGGTGAAGGTCAGATCGGCCTGGATGCACTTGTGAATGTGGTGTGCCATCCGGCTCTTGAGGGAATTCCCTTTATTCTGGAGACACCAAATGATGATGAAGGATGGAAAAGAGAAATTGCACTTTTACGAGAACGATATTCCATGAAAGGAGATTGATCCATGAAAAAGTTCAGATATTTTATCCTGGTGGTTACGGGGGTGGCGGCAGTGATGCTGGGAGGCTGCAAAGATAAGGAAAAATACGACGAATCCGCTTTTCAGGATGACCTGGAACCTCTGAGTGAGGATGAAGTGGAGGCCATGGACCAGAATGGTGACGATGAGATGGCAGTAGCTGATGAAAGCGACCTGGAGCAGCTGCAGGATTCTGAAAATGCTGCAGGAGCAGGAGATACAGATGGGTCCGATTCATCGGATGCAGCAGACTCGCAGAGCGAAAAGAAACTGGATGAAAATGGCACTTATACAGATAAAGATGAAGTGGCCCAGTATATTTATGAGTATGGCCATGTACCCTCCAATCTGACTGCTGCAGACTATGATAATGCAGACAGTATGCTTCCGGTAGAGGATGGCGTAACCTATCAGCAGTGCAGCCTTGATGATGCAGGGAAACAGAAGCTGATCTTCACTCAGGATGCAAAGCGCATTTATTACACAGACGATGACGGACAGTCTTTTGACGAGATCTATTAAAATCAAAAGAACAAAATAAGACCCCCGGATACAGATAAACGATCAGTATCCGGGGGATTTTGCATGTCAGGTCTGAGACTGATCAGTGGACCAGATTTTTCATTTCAGCTCCATCCATAAAAGTTTTTGCGTTTTCCAGGGTTGTCTCCGCAATATTGGTCAGTGCTTCTACCGTAAAGAATCCCTGATGTGAGGTTATGGTTACATTTGGGAAGGACAGAAGACGCTGGATCGTGGAAGTAGGAAGAATGCTGCTTGACATGTCTTCATATACATATGCAGATTCTTCTTCGTAAACATCCAGACCAACGGCGAAGAATTTGTGATCACGGATACCTGCGATCAGGTCATCGGTTTTGATCAGTCCGCCTCTGGAGGTATTTACAAGGATCACACCATCTTTCATTTTTGCAATCGTTTCGGAGTTGATCAGATGCTCTGTTTCCGGAGTCATCGGACAGTGCAGACTGATCAGATCACTGGTGGAAAGGAGTTCGTCCAATGAAACATACTCCAGAAAGTCAAGATTTTTATTAGGGAAAAGATCATAAGCAATTACCTTCATGCCAAAGCCGCGGCAGATTTTTGCCATTGCCTGACCGATTTTTCCGGTGCCGATGATTCCGGCTGTTTTCTGATAAAAGTTAACGCCCATGAGACCGTTCAGTGCAAAGTTATTTTCACGGCATTTGATATATGCCTTGTGGGTGTGCCGGTTGGCGGTAAGAGCCAGTGCCATGGCGTGTTCGGCAACTGCTTCCGGAGAATAACCGGGAACACGTGCCACCTGGATCCCGCATTTTGCTGTAGTTTCCAGATCAACATTATTGTATCCGGCACAGCGCATCAGGATCAGTTTTACACCCTGGCGGTGAAGTTCTTCAATGACCGGTGCGCCGAGATCTGCATTTACAAATGCACAGATGGCATCGTAGCCGTGGGCAAGAGCTGCGGTTTCTTCATGGATATTTGCTTCAATGAATTTAATTTCAATACCTGGATAAGATGGAAGCAGCTTCTCAAAAAATTCCCTATCGTAGCTCTTGGTGTCATAAAACAAAATTTTCATAATCGTTGCTCCTCTCTGGAAATAATTATTTTCCGAAAAAATAATACCATAATAGTAGGAATTTGGAAAGTGGGAAAAACGATAAAATTTATCAAAAAAATGGTTTCATTTTGGAATTATGATATCCATAATAAATAAAAATTATACGAAATATAAAAAAAGAGAGCATTTTATGCACTGTCATCTGATGGAACAGACGCTGTGATACATGAAAATGCTCTCTGTCTGGATATAAGATAATTATTCTGCCAGACTATAAAGATCAGAATAGAATTCCGGATAGGAGATGTTGACACATTCTCCGTTTTTGATGGAAAGTGTTCCCTCACAAAGCAGTCCTGCTACTGCAAAAGACATGGCTACACGGTGATCCAGATGAGAATCGATCTCTGCGCCATGAAGGGCTTTTCCACCATGAATGATCATGCCATCTTCGGTTTCCTGGATCTCTGCGCCCATTTTCCGAAGATTTTCCGTCATAACCTGGATGCGGTCGGACTCTTTGACACGAAGCTCCTGTGCATCCCGGATAACAGTGGTTCCTTCTGCAAAAGCTGCCATAACGGCGATCATTGGAAGTTCATCGATCAGAGTAGGAATGATCGCGCCTTCTATTGTGGTCCCGTGAAGCGCAGAGGAGCGGATCAGAAGATCGGCAGTAGGTTCGCCCTCTGTGGTTTCATTGAGAAGAGTGATATCTGCTCCCATGGCCCTGCATACACGAAGGATGCCGTCACGGGTCGGATTGATCCCCACATTTTTCAGAAGGATCTCACTGTTGGGAACAAGAAGACCTGCTGCGATAAAATAAGCTGCAGAAGAGATATCTCCCGGAACCAGGATCTCACGTCCGTAAAGAGATGGGTCCGGTTTGATGGATGCTGTTGTTCCCTCTGCGGTTACATTGGCGCCAAAGTAATTCAGCATGATCTCCGTGTGATTTCTGGAAAGGACCGGCTCTGTTACACGGGTAATGCCGTCAGAGTACATTCCGGCAAGAAGTACGCAGGATTTTACCTGGGCAGATGCTACCGGAGAATTGTAGTGGATGGCATGGAGCTTTTTTCCGGAGATCTTAAGCGGTGCACATCCGTTTCCGTTGAGACTTATGATATCGGCACCCATTTGGGAAAGCGGAGTCATGATCCGTTTCATAGGGCGTTTCTGGATGGAAGCATCGCCGGTAAGCTCTGATACAAAGTCCTGCCCTGCAAGGATCCCGGAGATGAGGCGGGTGGTAGTACCGCTGTTACCGACGTCAAGAGTCTCTGACGGAGCACTGAGACCATGGAGACCTTTTCCGTGGACCAGGATCTCTCCTTCTGTATTTTCAATGTTAATACCCATTTTCCGGAAACATGAAATAGTAGAGAGACAGTCTGCACCCTCCAGAAAATTTGTGATTTTGGTAGTGCCTTCTGCAAGAGAGCCGAACATGACAGCTCTGTGAGAAATGGATTTATCTCCGGGAATGGCAAGAGAGCCGGATAATTTTTTTGCTTTTTTGATTTCCATATTAGTACCTGCCTGTATTGTTATTTTTGAAATACATGGCAGCAGATCGGATATCTGCTGCCGTTTATATATTAGCGTTCGCAGATCTTGTAATTACGTTTTGTAAGAAGCACTTTAGCCTGCTCCAGAGCTGCGTCTGTATAAAATTCGATCTTCAGAACGCCATCTTCAAATTCTCGGTTGTGGATAATACCGATATTTTTGATGCTGACCTTTTCTGTTGCAAGGATGGTTGCGATGGTTGCAATGGCACCGGCCTCATCTGCCACATCGATATAAAGGACATAAGAGCGGGGAATCAGGCTGTTGTCTACAATGTCAATGGAGTCACGGTAATCCTTGGAGCTTGCAAACATGTCAAAGATGTTGTCAGCTTCTTTGTTGTCAATGGAACAGCGGATCTGGATCAGCATACGGATAAATTCATCCAGAACCGTGGAAATGTTTTTCTGATTTTCCAGACAGATCTGTTCCCACATAACCGGTGAAGAAGAGGCAATACGTGTGATATCACGGAAACCGCCGGCTGCGATCATTTTCATATACTGGGCGTCGTTATCCAGAAGATTTACAAGATTTACAAGAGCGGAGGCTACGATATGAGGAAGGTGGCTGACTCCTGCCGTGATGAAATCATGTTCTTCTGCAGTGATAACAAGGGGGATCGCACCAAGAGAGGAGATCAGCTCTGTGAAATCAGAAATCTTTTCCAAAGCAACTTCTCCTCCCGGAGTGATGATATAATAAGCATTTTCCAGAAGATGATCACTGGAATTGGAAAAACCGCTGCGTTCGGAGCCTGCCATAGGATGACCGCCGATGAAGCGTCCTTCAAGTCCGAGCTCGGTTACTTTTTCGTGGATAACGCTTTTTACACTGCCTACATCTGTGAGGATACAGTTCTTTCCAAGAGAATCTTTGATCTTTTCCATGTATTCCACATTAAATTCTACAGGTGCACAGAGAAAAAGATAATCACAGTTATATAACTGCTCATCGTCAATATCACAGATCCCGTTGATCACGTTTAAACTGACTGCCTCTGCCAGAGCACTTCTGTCTTTGTCAAAGGCAAGCAGGCGATAATCCGGGTGAAATTTTCGTATGGTTCTGGCAATGGAGCCGCCGATCAGTCCAAGGCCGATAAAACCTATGGTTTTCATAGTACTTCAGAGTCCTTTCAGGTTACTTTTTACTTTTATTCTTTAATAGTGTAAATCACGACTATATTGTAAAAGAAAGTGTGAAAAATGTCAACAAATGTTAGCGGAAACAGGAAGGCCATTTTTATAGCTGTTTACCGTAATGTTTTGCGAACAGGGAAGAGTAATAGAAAGTTACTGTTCATTGGTAATATTCCGCGAAGCGTGTTGCTGAGAACGGAGTGAACAGTAACAATAGAAAAAGGCTTGAGAAATCGGAGATTTCGGACGTATAATATAATAAGAAAAAAACAATATAAGATACAGAGGAGAATTTATCATGAAATATCAGTCAGTTATGGATCTTCACACACATACCGTAGCCAGCGGACATGCATACTGCACACTTCGCGAGATGGCCAGGGCTGCTTCCGATAAAGGTCTTGAACTCCTGGGAATCACAGAGCATGCACCGAAAATGCCCGGAACCTGTCATAAGTTTTATTTCCAGAATATAAAGGTGGTACCCCGTGAAATGTACGGGATCCAGCTACTTCTGGGTTCGGAGGTAAATATCCTGGATGCGGCGGGAACGGTAGATCTTGAGCAGAAAACCCTGGAGAAGCTGGACGTGGTCATTGCAAGTCTTCATGTTCCATGCATCAGACCAGGCAGCAGACAGGAGAATACGGAGGCCTATCTTAATGCTATGAAGAATCCGTGTGTCAATATCATCGGACATCCGGATGACGGAAGATACGAGGTTGACTATGAGGCGCTTGTACAGGGAGCCAGAGAATACGGTAAAGTCCTGGAGCTGAACAACCACTCCATGGACCCTGACTGTAACCGCGAGAATGCAGTGGAGAATGATACCATCATGCTGGAATACTGCAAAAAATATCGGGTACCTGTGGTTATGGACAGTGATGCCCATTTTGATCTTCTGATCGGGGAATTTGATCTTGCCAGAGACCTTCTGACCAAACTGGATTTTCCGGAAGAGCTGGTACTGAACCGTTCTGTGGATGCCGTGAAAAAGTATGTAAACCGGAAATTCTGAAAGATAGACGACTGTTCTGTATTAATTGACGGTAATACGAAAAACTTTCTGAAAAAAAGTTGTCAAAATTGAATAAAATACTTGAAATTTGCATGGAAATTTAGTAAAATGTGAACATATTAAGTAAGACAAACAGGGAGGTATTACATATGGACGTTTTCAGAACAGACCGAATCAGAAATGTAGTCCTATTAGGTCATGGTGGCGCAGGCAAAACAACACTGGCTGAGGCAATGGCTTATCTGGCAGGTATGACAAACAGACTCGGACGTGTTGAGGATGGCAATACTGTCAGCGATTATGACAAGGAAGAAATAAAGAGACATTTTTCCATCACAACTTCTTTGATTCCGGTACCATGGGATAAGATGAAGGTAAATGTACTGGATACTCCCGGATATTTCGATTTTGTGGGAGAAGTTGAAGAGGCAGTCAGCGCAGCAGATGCAGCGATTATCGTTGTTTCCGGTAAGGCCGGTGTTCAGGTTGGAACACAGAAGGCATGGAATCTCTGCGAGAAATATAAACTTCCGCGAATGATCTTTGTTACAGATATGGACGTGGATGATGTCAGCTATCGTGAGGTCGTGGAAGAGCTGACAGAGCTGTACGGCAAGAGAATCGCTCCTCTTCATTTCCCAATCCGTGAGGATGGTAAGTTTGTAGGTTATGTCAATGTTGTGAAGCAGGCAGGAAGAAGATATATTGACAAGGCCGGCAAGGAAGAATGCCCGGTTCCGGATTATCTGACAGAATATCTTGAGAAATATCATGAAACTCTGATGGAGTCTGTTGCAGAGACAAGCGAAGAATTTATGGACCGTTATTTCGAGGGAGATACCTTCTCCGTAGCAGAGGTTTCCGCCGCTATTGCAACCAATGTACAGGATGGAAGTATTGTTCCGGTATGCATGGGATCACCGGTGAACCTTCGCGGTGTATCTAACCTTCTGGATGATATCTGCGGTTACTTCCCAAGCCCAAGCGGACGTTCCTGCAATGGTATCGCACAGAAGACTAACGAGATCTTTGAGGCCAATTATGACTTTGCCAAGGCAAAATCCGCCTATGTATTTAAGACCATCGCGGATCCGTTCCTTGGTAAATATTCTCTGATCAAGGTATGCTCCGGTGTGCTGAAATCCGATGATACACTTCTTAATGTAGAGAAAGGAACAGAGGAGCGTGTAAACAAGCTTTATGTCCTGGAAGGTTCCAAACCGATCGAAGTTCCGGAGCTTTTTGCAGGGGATATCGGTGCCATTGCCAAGCTTGGCAGTGTACAGACCGGTGACAGCCTTGCAACCAAGGCGAATCCGATCCTTTATCCAAAGGCTATACTTTCCACACCATATACATATAAGAGATTTAAGGCAGTAAAAAAGGGCGACGAGGATAAGATCGCACAGTCCCTTGCCAAGATGATGACAGAGGACAGAACACTGAAGGTTGTCAATGACAGTGCAAACCGTCAGAGCCTGATCTACGGTATGGGTGATCAGCATCTTGATATCGTTGTCAGCAAGCTGAAGGAGCGCTATAAAGTGGATGTGGAGCTTTCCAAACCGAAGGTTCCGTTCCGGGAAACACTCCGTAAGAATTCAGATGTAGAAGGCAAACATAAGAAACAGTCCGGCGGACACGGACAGTATGGCCACGTTAAGATGCGCTTTGAGCCATCTGGCGATCTGGAGACACCTTATGTATTTGAGCAGGTAGTTGTAGGTGGTGCAGTTCCGAAGAACTACTTCCCGGCTGTTGAGAAGGGACTTCAGGAATGTGTTCTCAAGGGACCTCTGGCTGCATATCCGGTTGTTGGTGTGAAGGCAACCCTTTACGATGGATCTTATCATCCGGTAGATTCTTCTGAGATGGCATTTAAGATGGCAACTATCCTTGCCTTCAAGAAGGGCTTTATGGAAGCGTCTCCTGTACTTCTTGAGCCGATCATCTCCATGAAGATTACCGTTCCGGATAAATATACCGGTGATGTTATGGGAGATCTGAACAAGAGACGTGGTCGTGTTCTCGGAATGAATCCGGACCACGAAGGAAATACCATCATTGAGGCAGATGTTCCGCTTCTTGAAATCTATGGTTATTCCACTGTCCTTCGTTCCATGACCGGTGGAAGCGGAGATTTCTCCTATGAATTTGCACGCTATGAGCAGGCTCCTAATGATATCCAGGAGAAAGAGATCGCGGCACGCGCAAGCAAGGTTGACAGTGCTGACGAATAAACAGAGATATTTTTTGAGGGCAGAATAAAGAGTTGACAGGCTGCAGCATTTGCTGTAGCCTGTTTTTAGATGCATTCGTGAATAAGCAGTCAGAGAAACGAATTGCGCTCATACAGGTTATTGAAGTATGAGCAAAAAGAAAAGAGAGAGGACAAAAAATGTTAGTATGTGATTATATCGTGGAACAGATTGACGGAGATTATGCACATTTGAAGCGTGTGGATCAGCCGGAGGAGGAACTGAAAGTAGTTGCCAGAGCATTACTTCCGGCAGAAATCTATGAGGGCTGTGAGCTTCATTATGAGCTGATGCAGTATTCAATGAAATGATAAGGCTGCAGGATATCGCGGATATGGCAGGTGTCAGTCGTACAACCGTATCCAATGTGATCAATGGAAATACAAAACGGGTTTCACAGAGCACCATTGACCGGATCACGGCGATCCTGAAGGAGCAGAATTATGTTCCCCACATGGGATCTGTGATGCTATCCGGACACGGCTCAAGGATCATTGGAGTGGTTCTTGGTTTTTCCTTCATTCATGGTATGCAGTCTCTGCAGGATTCTTTTGTGGGAGAGATCACCGGAACGCTGCAGGTCGAAGCAGAAAACAGAGGCTATTATATTATGCTCATTGGCGGTGAACGGATCGATAATGTGGTAGATATGGCATCCCGTTGGAATGTAGAGGGTCTTATCATTATAGGGTATAATGAAGAACAGTATCATCAGCTTTCCAGAAAGCTGAATAAAAAAATGGTATTGATCGATGCCTATCCGAAGGGTGGATATAGCTTTCAGAATGTAGGAGTGGATGATTATTCCGGCGGATATCAGATTGGGGAATATCTGCATTCCTGTGGATACCACCGGGCACTTTTTGTTGCGGAAACAGAGCAGGACAGTGATTATGCCAGATGGCTTGGATTCAAACAGGCTATGGAAAAAAATGGCGGCTTCTGCAGCCGCTCCCGCTATGTGGTGGTTCCCCAGGAACCCCGGCGCAGACTGAAAAAATATGAAGAGCTGCTGCCTCATTTTCTGGAGACAAAGGCTCTGGCATTTTCTTCGGATTACACAGCTGTGGAGGCCATCAATTTTTTTACAGACAGGGGAATCCGGATTCCGGATCAGATTTCCATTACCGGCTTTGATGATAATTTTTATGCGCAGATCGTCAGGCCAAAGCTGACCACCATTCATCAGGATGTTCATCAGAAAGCACTTCTGGCCTTGCGGAAGCTGCTTCTTATGGCAGAGGGAAAGGAACCTGCCGAAAAAAATGTAAAAAGCCCTGTCTGGCTTGTAAAGAGAGATTCTGTAAAAGAGTAGCAGGATCTCTTTTTTTATGTTGTGATGACTTTTCCTGGTGCCTCATCGAAATACGGTTGGAAATTATTTTTAGAGGCCAGTAGTGCTTTATTGTTAAAACTGCATAAAAAAAACAGAAAAGTTTGGCAGTAATTTAAGTTTCACGAGAAACTTATTGATTTTAAAGGTGGGATAGGATATGCTGATTTCAGAATCAACAGAAAAAGGAGGCAATTTACCATGAAAAAAAACTGGTGGAAAGAAAGCGTGGTATATCAGATCTACCCGAGAAGTTTTAAGGACAGCAACGGAGACGGAATTGGTGATATTCCCGGGATCATAGAAAAACTGGACTATCTGAAAGAACTGGGAGTAAATGTTCTCTGGATCTCACCCATGCTGGAATCTCCGCAGGATGACAATGGCTATGATATTTCCGATTACCGCAGAATCTATAAAGAATATGGAACCATGGAGGATTATGAAAAGCTTCTTGAAGAAGCGCATAAACGGGGCATTAAGATCCTCATGGATCTGGTCGTAAACCATACTTCCGATGAACACAACTGGTTTATTGAAAGCAGGAAATCCAAAGATAATCCTTACAGGGATTACTATATCTGGAGAGAGCCGGTGAATGGAAAAGAACCGAATAACTGGGGAAGTGCGTTCGGAGGACCTGCATGGGAGTATGATCCTCAGACAGAGATGTATTATCTTCACCTGTTTTCAAGAAAACAGCCGGATCTGAACTGGGAAAATGAAAAGGTTCGTCAGGAAGTTTACGATATGATGAATTTCTGGTGTGAAAAAGGAATCGACGGTTTCCGAATGGACGTGATCAGCATGATCTCCAAGGATCAGTCATATCCGGATGGAGAAATGAATGGAGGATTATACGGTGATTTTGGTCCTTACTGCGTCCATGGCCCGAGGATCCATGAGTTTCTTCAGGAAATGAACAGAGAGGTTTTATCCCGATACGATGTGATGACAGTTGGAGAAACCTCCGGTGTGACTATCGAAGAGGCACAGAAATATGCAGGTGAGGACAGGAATGAGCTGAACATGGTGTTTCAGTTTGAGCATGTAGAGGATCAGGGATCAGACCATGGTAAATGGACTACCGAGAAATACGATTTTCAGGAATTTAAAAAGGTTATGATCAAATGGCAGGAAGAGCTTGCGGGAAAAGCATGGAACAGTCTGTTTCTTGGAAATCATGACCAGCCAAGAAGTGTTTCCAGATTTGGAAATGATAATCCGGCATACAGGGAAACTTCAGCTAAGATGCTGGCAACCTGTCTTCATATGATGCAGGGAACTCCTTATGTTTATCAGGGAGAAGAGCTTGGAATGACCAATGCTTATTTTACAGAGCTTAAGGATTATCGTGATATTGAGAGTATTCAGTATTTCCATGAATATACAGAAGCAGGTATTTATACACCGGAATATATGATGAAGTGCCTGATGCTGAGAGGACGTGACAATGCCAGAACACCAATGCAGTGGGAGGATTCTCATCAGGCCGGCTTTACGGAGGGAACGCCATGGATCAGGGTAAACTCCAATTATAAGGAGATCAATGCGAAGCAGCAGCTTTCAGATCCGAATTCTATTTTCCATTATTATCAGAAGCTGATCCGTTTAAGAAAAGAAAAACCGGTGATCGTTTACGGCACTTTTGAGGCACTTTACAGAGATCATGATCAGATTTTTGCATATACCAGAACCCTTGAGGGAGAGAAGCTTCTCACAGTCTGCAATTTCAGTGAGCATGTGGCAGAAATGGAAATTCCGGAAGAATTTCAGAAAAATGCAGAATGTCTGATCACAAATCTTGGAAGAAAGGATTTTGGAAAGAAAGTGGTCCTGAAACCTTATGAGGCATTTGTTCTTTACAAAAATCTGTAACAGGAGAGGGAAAAATGATAAAAAAATATGTATATGGAGAGCCCTTTGAGACTGAGGCACTGACAGAAAACATTGAGACAGCAGAAGGAAAGCCAGGATATGGAGAAATCTGTGCAGAAGATGGATTTTCTTTTACTTATATCATGGATGAAGAGGATATCGTCTACGGATTGGGAGAATCCAACCGCGGTATCAATAAGAGAGGATTCATTTACACCAGTAACTGTACCGATGATCCGGAGCATACAGAGGATAAACATTCCCTGTACGGTGCACATAATCTTATCATTGTGTCCGGAAAAGAAACCTTTGGAATGTTTTTTGACTATCCGGCAGCGATCACCTTTGACATTGGCTATACCAGAATGGATACCATGAAGGTAACCTGCGAAAATGCAGACCTGAAGCTTTATGTGATCGAAGGGGAGAGTCCCTATGATATTGTAAAGCAGTTCCGTCATGTGATCGGAAGAAGCTATATCCCGCCGAAATTTGCCTTTGGATTTGGCCAGAGCAGATGGGGCTATACTACAAAAGAGGATTTCCGGAAGGTTGCAGCTGGATATCGTGAAAATCATATTCCTATTGATATGATCTATATGGATATCGATTATATGCAGTCTTATAAGGACTTTACATTAAGTGAAGAGAATTTTCAGGATTTTCCGGAATTCGTAAAGGAACTGAAGGATCAGGATATCCGTCTGATTCCGATCATCGATGCCGGCGTCAAGGTAGAGCCGGGATACGATGTTTATGAGGAGGGTGTCAAAAACCGCTACTTCTGCCAGAGAGAGGACGGCAGTGATTTTGTAGCTGCTGTATGGCCGGGGGATACTCATTTTCCGGATGTATTGAACAAAGATGCCAGAAAATGGTTCGGTGACAAATACCGTTTCCTGATCGAGAAGGGAATCGACGGTTTCTGGAACGATATGAATGAGCCGGCGATCTTCTATTCCACAGAGGGAATGAAAGAGGTCAAAGAGCTTGCAGGAGAATTTGCAAAAGATACGGAAGGAAAGATCCATATCTGGAAGATGCAGAGTGCACTTCGCAATGTTGCAAACAATCCGGAAGATTATCGGAGATTTTACCATAATGTGGATGGCAGAAAGATCCGGCATGACAAAGTCCATAACCTGTTTGGCTACAATATGACCAGAGCAGCAGGGGAGGCTTTTGAACGGATCGATCCGGAAAAACGTTTTCTGATGTTCTCCAGATCATCCTATATTGGTATGCATCGTTATGGTGGGATCTGGACCGGCGATAATAAATCCTGGTGGGCTCATATCCTTTTGAACCTGAAGATGATGCCATCTCTGAATATGTGTGGTTTCCTGTATGCAGGAGCAGATCTGGGTGGATTTGGTGCTGATACAACAAGAGAACTGCTGCTTCGTTTCCTGGCACTTGGAGTATTCACACCGCTGATGCGTGATCATACAGCGATCGGTACCAGAGAGCAGGAATGCTACCAGTTTGAAAATGTGGAAGATTTCCGTCATGTGATCGGTGTAAGATATCGTCTTATTCCGTATCTTTACAGTGAATATATGAAGGCGGCTCTGAACGATGATATGTATTTCCGGCCGTTGGGCTTTGTTTATCCGGAGGATAAGATTGCTGTACATGTGGAAGACCAGCTGCTTCTTGGAAATGAGATCATGATCGCTCCGGTTTATGAACAGAACGCAAGAGGCCGTTATGTATATCTTCCAGAGGAGATGAAGTTTGTGAAATTCCTTCCGGATGGAACCATTGCAGAGGAGATCCTTGAAAAGGGTGTTCATTATGTAGAGGTGGCACTGAATGAGATTCCGTTGTTTATCCGGAAGGGAAAATGTATTCCGGTTGCAGAAGCAGCGGAATGTGTGGCAGCTCTGGATACAAAAAATATGCAGCTTCTCGGATATGAAGGTGCGGAGTATACCTTATATGAGGACGATGGGGTCCATAAGGATTACGACAGAGAAGAAAATTACCGTGTTCTGAAAAAATAAAGTCAGCAAAATGAAATATAAATTTCTGTGTTACATCATTTACGTTAAACAGTATAAAGAATACAGGATGTGAACAGTTGATAAACAGAAAAGCCGTAAGTATATGTGAAAGTTTCTTAAACATATATCTTACGGCTTTTGCTATTGTTGCTTTACATAAGATGTTTTATGTAAAGCAATTCGCATTCTGTTTAAATAACACTTCAGAAAGATTTGTTTATGCTTCTTCCTCAATCTGGATAACATTTTTCAGTACAGAGCAGCATGCCATGTCACCGATAACATTGACACAGGTGGCGCCCATATCACAGAGGGTATTGATGCTGATATAAACACCAAGAACTCCGGCAGGAAGTCCGGCCATAGTTGCCAGTGCTGCGAAAGATGCGATAGCACCACCGGGAACACCTGGAGTACCAACGGAAAGCAGTACGTTTGCAAGAAGGATAATGATCATAAGAGGAATACTTACATGGATCCCGCAGGCGTTTGCAAAGAACATGATCATAAAGGACATCAGGATAGATACAGCATCCATATTAACGGTAGCACCAAGAGGAATGGCGATGCTGGTGATCTGGTTGGATACGCCCATTTCTTCTTCCATACACTGCTTGCTTAATGGAATGGTTGCGGAGCTTGAGCAGGTTCCGAAGGCGTTCAGTGCTGCTGGCAGGATCGCTTTCAGGAATTTCAGCGGACTCTGTTTGCCGATCAGCTTTACAGAGAAACCATACACTACAATAGCGAAGCCAAAGAATGCCACATACAGAATGACAAGCTGTGTTGCAAGGGAAATGATCGTTTCAGTTCCGTTGGCTTCCACAACCGGTACGATGGTACAGAAAACACCGATGGGTGTAAAGTACATGATGGTTGTGATGATCTTCAGGCATACTTCATTGATGGAATCAATCAGATTCAGGAATGGAGTTCCTTTTTCACCGACTGCGATCAGTGTGAAACCGATGATCAGGGCAAACACCAGAACCTGGAGCATGTTTCCGTCAGCAAATGCGGCGATTGGGTTGGAAGGGATCAGGTTTTTCAGGGTGTCAAGGATACTGCTCATTTCTGTAGCCTGGATATCGGCTGTTGCCATCTCAAATTTGACTCCCTTTCCGAGATGGATCAGTCTCGGGATGATCAGTCCGCACAGGCTGGCAAGTGCCGTTGTGCAGAGAAAATAGATCATGGATGCTGCAGTGATCTTGCCGGTAGTACGTGCGTTTCCGATGGAACAGATTCCAATGACAATGGAACAGAAGACCATGGGAAAGATCATCATGTTCAGGGCGTTCATGTAGATACTTCCGATCAGACTGGTCACAGTGAGGACAGGTTCAAACCGTCCGGCCAGGAAAAGTCCTGTGAGGATACCCAGGATCAGTCCTGTAAAGATCGCACCGGTAATATGCTTCCGGTACCAGGAATAAAAAGATTTCATTTATGCGTTCCCTCCTAAGATAAATATGTATGGTATGTATAATATAGGAAAATACATGCAGGAAATTATATCATGTGAAAAAAGAAGCGTCAACTAAACCAGGCCAGGATTGCAGGTTCATGTATATTTTGATGGAAAAAGGCTGTTTTTGGATTTTTGTTTGACAAATACATCATAAGTAGTTAAAATTAATAGCAGTGTGTGAAAGCATTAAAGTATTAATACTGAGTAATTTGTCAGGAGGAATAAAAAAATGGCTGCACCTTATAACCATAGAGCCATCGAAGCGAAATGGCGCACAAACTGGGAGAAAAAGCCGGTAAATGTCAATGATGGCAAGAAACCGAAATACTACTGTCTGGATATGTTCCCGTATCCGTCCGGAAACGGTCTTCATGTAGGACACTGGAGAGGCTATGTGATCTCTGATGTATGGAGCCGCTATAAAATGCTCCAGGGTTATTACCTGATCCATCCGATGGGATGGGATGCTTTTGGTCTCCCGGCTGAGAACTATGCCATCAAGATGGGTGTTCATCCGGCAGTATCTACAGCAGCAAACATCAAAAATATCAAACGTCAGATCAACGATATCGCAGCGATCTATGACTGGGATATGGAGGTTAACACAACAGATCCGGAATTCTATAAATGGACACAGTGGATCTTTGTAAAAATGTTCAAAGAGGGGCTTGCATATGAGAAGGAGTTCCCGATCAACTGGTGCCCTTCCTGTAAGACAGGTCTTGCAAATGAAGAGGTTGTAAACGGATGCTGCGAGCGTTGTGGCACTCCGGTTACCAAAAAGAACCTCCGTCAGTGGATGCTCCGCATCACAAAATATGCAGACAGACTTTTAAGTGATCTGGATAAACTGGACTGGCCGGAGAAGGTTAAAAAGATGCAGACAGACTGGATCGGCAAATCCTACGGCGCAGAGGTCGATTTCCCGGTTGAGGGAAGAGAAGAGAAGATCACGGTCTATACAACAAGACCGGATACTCTTCATGGAGCAACATTCATGGTACTTGCACCGGAGCATGCTCTTGCAAAATCTCTTGCAACAGACGAGACAAGAGAGGCTGTAGAGAAATATATCTTTGATGCTTCCATGAAATCCAATGTAGACCGTCTTCAGGATAAAGAGAAGACCGGTGTGTTCACAGGTACTTATGCGATCAATCCGCTGAACGGCGAGAAGCTTCCAATCTGGCTTTCTGACTATGTACTTGCTGATTATGGTACAGGTGCTATCATGTGTGTACCTGCTCATGATGACCGTGACTTTGAGTTCGCAAAGAAATTCGATATTCCGATCATCCAGGTTATCGCAAAAGATGGTAAAGAAATTCAGAATATGACAGAAGCTTACACAGAGGCTTCCGGAACCATGATCAACTCCGGTGAGTGGAACGGAATGGAATCTTCCGTACTGAAGAAGGAAGCACCGCATATCATCGAGAAGCTGGGTATCGGACGTAAGACTGTCAACTACAAACTGAGAGACTGGGTATTTTCCCGTCAGCGTTACTGGGGTGAGCCGATCCCGATCGTACACTGCCCGAAATGCGGTGCGGTACCGGTACCGGAGGATCAGCTTCCGTTAAGACTTCCGGAGGTAGAAAGCTACCAGCCGACAGGAACCGGAGAGTCACCGCTTGCAGCTATTGACGAGTGGGTAAATACCACATGCCCATGCTGTGGTGCTCCCGCAAAACGTGAGACAAACACCATGCCTCAGTGGGCAGGATCTTCCTGGTATTTCCTCCGTTATGTAGATAATAAGAATAATAAAGAACTGGTTTCCAAAGAGAAAGCTGATAAATATCTGCCGGTAGATATGTATATCGGTGGTGTAGAGCATGCTGTTCTTCATCTTCTGTACTCCAGATTCTACACCAAGTTCCTGTATGATATCGGAGCTATTGATTTCGATGAGCCGTTTGTCAAGCTGTTCAATCAGGGTATGATCACAGGTAAAAACGGAATCAAGATGAGTAAATCCAAAGGAAATGTTATTTCACCGGATGATCTTGTAAATGATTACGGATGTGATTCCTTACGTATGTATGAGCTGTTCGTAGGACCGCCGGAACTGGATGCAGAATGGGATGATAGAGGAATCGATGGTGTATCCAGATTCCTGAAACGTTTCTGGAATCTGGCTCTTGACAGCATTGAGAAAGATATCCCGGCTACCAAAGAGATGGAGAAGACCCGTCATAAGATGGTATACGATATCACCAGCAGACTTGAGGCCTTCAGCCTGAATACCGTAGTGTCCGGATTTATGGAATACACAAACAAGCTGATCGCTATCGCAAAGCAGAACGACGGCGCTGTTGACAAAGAAACCATCGAGACAGTTACCATTCTTCTTGCGCCATTTGTTCCTCATATTGCAGAGGAGATCTGGGAGAAGCTTGGTCATGAGGATTCCGTTTTCCATGCACAGTGGCCGGCTCACGATGAGGAGCTTATGAAGGATGATGAGATCGAGGTTCCGGTTCAGATCAACGGCAAGACCAAGGCTGTTATCAGTATTCCGGCAGAAATCTCCAAAGAAGATGCGATTGCCGAAGGAAAGAAGGCAGTTGCAGATAAGATTTCCGGAAATATCATCAAAGAGATTTACGTACCGAAGAAGATCATCAATATCGTAGTAAAGTAATAAGATAAATCAAAAACACCCGAAGCAGGGCGGAAGATATTTCTGCCTTTGCCAGGGTGTTTTTTATATGGATAAACATCGTGAAGTAAGTATGCACAAAAATAACTAATGTTATTTAGAATAAATGCCAATAATATTTAGGCATTTTAACAGATTTGCCTAAACGAAAAATAAAGTGTTTAATATATTGATTTTCGCGTATTTAAGCCATTCTTTAAATTTGAAATCTGATATAACATGTTATAAATTCACATAACTTGACACCAAAATGGTGTAAAAATGGTGTCAAAATATTAAAAAATGGCGTAGAAAAAATCCTACATATACGATGGAACCTTTTCAGCAAATAACCCATCTGTCGTAGTATATGAGAGACGAATTTCAAGGCTCATGATAAGTCGAGACTGTAGCGTACAGTTTGTGGACAAGTCATGAGCCTTTTTTTACTTTTTATTTTGAAATGGCCTTGTATTTTGCCCTGCAAGACGTTTTATGCTAAAAGCCAGAGAAGTTTACATGAATAATCCCAGGAACGATTCTAGGGCATATACAGACGAATAGAGCTAGTATTATGATGGATCGGAGAGATGAGTGAGAAGTAATGCAATACAATAAAAAAGGCACATTCCAGAATAGCGGATGTGCCTTCAGTGTGATTTTATAGCCAAACCTTTTTACTTGCTGTTTGTTTGATGTTAGTAATGACGAAGCCATTCCTATTGTTGGCCTTCTTGAGATATATTTTGTATGTTCCCATATGGCCATAATTCTTTTTCGCCCAATCATCGTACTCATAAATACTGTAAGTTACTTCGTATCTATTTGAACTGGTTCGGATGATCTTTTTAACGAATCCTTTTGGTGCAACTTCGCCCCAGTTACCACCCGTATAAACAATTTTACCATTCTTATTACAAAGCAGATAAGAAGGATTTCTAGGAATGCCATATTTTGTAAATTTCGTAAATTTTACGGTAGAGGTATTGAAGTAAAGCTTCAGTTGTGGCTGGATTTTTTTCTTTACGTAAGAAATATTTTTCTCCCACAATTTATAATTTTTCATAGTAACCATGGTTGTCCGGGCATAATCGTCAAACTTGAAATATTGATTCTTACCGCAGCAGTAACCGAAATAGCTATCAAAACCTCTTAACAGTTTAGTGACAGATTTACTGTATGTTTTTGTTACGTCCCTCTTGGTGGCTGCCGATGCTGAGAGCGGAAGAGAAAAGATCATAATAGCAGCCAGAAAAATGATAAGAGAACTTTTGAACTTCTTTTTCATTGGTGTTTCCTCCTTCAATGCTTGATATCATAAGAATACTGCAAATAATAAAGAAGTACAAGGTAAAGATAATTCTCTGTGATCCCCCAGTTTTTCTAATACATGGCAATACCTCAGATGTTACCCAGTGTTTGAAACGTTTTGCGGATTCAAGTTTACTGCTGAGGATGAGAGAGTAGAGACCGGATTCGTTAATGATAGTCATTTTCTGGATTCCGTTAGGTGTTTCCATTTCGGCAACACCTTTATCTTCTACTTCAACTCTTTTCGATACTGCACTTCTAGGTTCTGCATATCCCAACGCCACAGCCACATCTTTTCCCACAAACCATGGCTCTCCATCAATCTCAATGCAGCGCAGATTTCCAAATTCTGGATGATTGAAGGTCTCACACTGAGAAGTGGAAGAGGAAGGAGAAGCCGTAGTTGTGGTTGGTGTAATTGGAGTAAATTCATAAAACCATTACCCTGATTCAGGGGACAGGTTAGAAATTAAAAGTCGTGTTTCCCGACCTTTGAAATTGCAACGTAGAAATAGGTGTTGTTATTTTAACAATACTTATTGATCTGCACCGTCGATTTGACGGGTCAGCTTTTTTATACATTATAGCATACTTATACATCTTTCCCGAACACTTCACACATCATCTTCACTCCAAGACAGAAACCATTTCTGAAATTCTGCTCCAATTCGTCTGCCAAAAGGTTAAGGTTCTCGTCCATGACCTGATCCAAGGCAGCAGCCTGAGCGTCTGTGAGCTGTTCTTTAAGAGCATGATAACCATGTAAAGCCTGATCTTTATGTATACGGTACTTGTCCAGAGCGTCCAGTGTGGCTGCACTTACATGTGAGTTGTAAAGCTGATCTATAATATCCATGATTTTGTATTCCTCTCTGATACGATTGTTTCTATCTAGTGACAATAATATCATGTTTTCCGGATATACTCAATACAAAAGTTACTAATTAGTCACAGGAGTATATCTTATGCAGTGGATTTTACAGGACGTTCCAATAGGTAGAAATATCCAGAACATACGGATGAAAAAGAATATGACACAGGCTGAAGTCGTAGGTCAGTTACAGTTGATGGGAAGCAGTATGTCCAGAAGTACACTTGCTAATATTGAATCGGGCAGAAGAAACATAAAAGCCAGTGATCTTAAAGCATTGCAGAAATTATTTGCTGTAGACTATGAGGAATTTTTTGAGGATTAAGAGCTTTTGTAGTCAAGAATATTTTTGACATTTACGCAAATGCGTGTTAATATAATCATAGAAAAAGGGTGTTACCGATAGACGGTTAGTCCCAGTATATGTTAGTTAATCAAAGATAGTCGCTTCAGTTTACCAGACGTGGGCGGCTATTTTTGTGTTTTATTATTATCCTTACCGAATGTGTATCCGATACTAAAGCAGGTTAAGCCGAAGCTCACTACTGCAATAAAATCTACAATACTCATTGGCTTAGCCCTCCTTTCCAGTGGATTCCCTGACGGGTTTCTATGTAATCAGAGGGTCACAGTCCCTCCGTTGAAGGACTAACCGCCTACCGTTATGGCAACACCTATATGTCATTATAACAGTCAGAAAGTATGTTCGCAACAGAAAATTAGAGGATAAAATTTTATCCACTAGAACAAAATGAACTAAAAACGCCCTCATTGACATTTGGCAATAATTACTGAAAATTATAATCTGTTTTTAGAAGAAGTGCTGAAATATATAAATTTTCTTTACAACTCCAATCAACGGTGCTATGGTTAAAGCGATTACAGAAGAAATGTGCTGTAAGCGTACCTTACAAAGTCTTGGAAAATAATCAGTAAATGTATTTTATCTTTGCGCTCGTGAAGATAGTAGTGTGTATTGCGCTCGTGATATACCATGTTGAGAATTATTAAGCCATGTCATAGAGAAGAACACCGGTTCCCAGTACGGCAACCAAAAGTAAAAGTATGTGCTGAACGTTTAGAGATAGTATGTAATTTTTTATTAGATTTTTATTGAATATTTTGAAAGAAGTGATTATTTGATACACAGGTATAGTGTATCTTTTTTTACACCTAAAAATAAATTCAGAATATTTTTGAAATTAAAGCTAAAATCAGAAAGCACACACAAAAGGAAGGAGGTAAACACTTATGATTATGAGTTTTAAAGATGCACAGAATTATAAGGAGTATGCAGATTCTACGGACGATCTGATTAAAAAATGTGAGGATATTGTTAACAATCTTACTCCTGAAGAGGCAAATGCAAAATGTAACTGTATTATTCAGTTCGGTGATCGTATAATAACAAATAAAGAACATTACGAAGACTATGTGCGATATGTAAAAGATGCTGTAAAAGGAGCAAAACGCCAAACGGAAAGTATGAAAAATTATTATGAACGTTACAGCGTCCCTAAAGCATATATAGAGCTTGAAGAGATGAAGTATATTTATAATCAAATTTGTACTAAATCAGGAACTCCTCCACAGATGGAACAGTTAATAAGAAACACGTATGAGGAGTTTAAATATAGGAACAGTCCTAGTTTGCGAAGGAAGAAAGAAGAGGAAGAACGCAGAATAAAGCAGATGCAGGAGGATGTTAAGAAATATACCAGCCCGGATGAACCAACGGTTGGTTATGCTGAATTAATGAGACGCAAGGCAGCTGCAAATCCTCCAAAGACTTCTTTATCTCAGGATGAGATTAGACGTTTTGACATGATGAGTGAAGAATGGCTGGTGAAATGGTGTCATTTCTCATATAACTGGTATTGGGTTGTACCATGTCTGCTATTATGTATTGTGGCCAACGGAGGACTGATTGCTGCAATCGGATTGATTGTGTTTATGATATGTGGCGAGATATACTCCATGAGAGTACAGGAATACTGTGGCGTGATCTTGCCATGGTACCGGGATTCTGGAAAAACATTGGAGAAGAGGATCATTAACAAGTATATCAAGAAGTGAAAGTAATATAACAAGGGGAGAGAATAATATGGGGAAAATGTCATTTACAGAACTTCAAGAGGAAATATATACTGAAGAACTGAAAAAAATTGAAAAAGAAAGTAATGATTATTACAGTGAATATTTATCTTTAAAGCATAAAGAAGATAGTTATATAGATTGGTATATAACTGTTTCGAATGAATGTATGGATGATGTTCAAAAGAATTCACTTAATAAATATAAACTAATAAAAATGTTAGATAATATGTCTGTGGAAAATGTTGAGAATGGAGAGTTTAAAAATCTGTTAAAATTACATCAAAAAGTAAAGAATACTTTGCAAAAAAAAATAGAAGCTATAGAACATTATGAGAACATGATTGATCTCAACATTCTTCAATTAACAAGAAGGATTACATCACAAAATAGTATGTTAAAAAATATATATGGCAGTACAAAAAAAGCAATGAGTGACTTTGAGCATTCGGATAAAGACTATTTATTTTTAGATACTAATATAGGATATCTTATTATTATGAGAAATTTTATAAATTTGAGAGAATGGGAACGTTCAGGAGTTTTAATAACAAATCTAAAAAATTATACGATTACAAATGAAACTGATACAGGTGGTGTTGCTGAAGAATGCTATAGGTTGTATCGAGAGAATCCAGATTGTGAAAAAAGAATATATACCATTATTTCACCAAATGATATATGTAAAAAACTTGACCCCGTCCCATTTCATAAAGTATATCTTTTACATGCTCAAACACAATTTGAATCTTATGGAAGAACAAAAAGTTTTTTAATTATAGGAATGATGATGTGAACATATTTCCAATTTTCCCAGCAATCACACCGATTATTCCGATTGTTACCCTCAAAATTTTTGTCGGTTAGTCTATCGGAAAATCCGTAGAAATACTCAGTTTATTCGTTCTGAGTGATGTAAAATTCTGTTACAGGAATTGAACAGAATCGACCCGAAAATCACCGGAAAGAGCAAACGGCAGCAGGTTGTATTAAGCTTAAGTTATCGTGCAGCCGTTGTTGCTCCGGTGAGGGCGATTCAGAGAGGATGAAAAGAGTGTCAGATCTGTAGAAAGTGCAGGGAAGATATAGGAGAAATAGCTGTACTGAGTGAGAGAGGGAGCTGCGGTGGATCGGGGACTGGATTGGGTAGGAGAGATGCTGGATCGGGTTGGACGGTTGGAGTAAAACTTGAGGACTGGAAGATAGAAGAATCCAAGATGAATATTGTTAAATCGGGGCTGTGGTGGATAGGACAGGTGAGCAGAATGAGATGTGCTTGGTTAGTGACGGATTAGCAAGATTGACAAACTCTTAACATATGAGCAGACGTTCATATGTATACATCCACAGAATATGAGTACGATAACCAATAATCTGCGCTGTCATTATAGCAGAAGATTACAGTATTATTCCTCACTGTAAGTAATTTCTGCTGCCAGATACAAGCTTTTTCAGACTGGATCACATTATCCTTCTACGATCAGGACGGATTAGTATGATCCAGAAATATTCCATATGCAGTCTGTAGCAATTTAGAATTTCAACAGAGACACAATAAAAAAGTTGGCGATTCCCTATATAGAGCAAGGGTTTACGCCAACTTTTATTTTTCAGAAAAGCTTCAATTTTTGAGCATGGTCAGCGCATGACTATGTTAAAAACTTAACACATTAAAATCAATCAGCAGATCATTATAGATTCCAGCCTTAACAGAATCCGTAAAGGAATATTCATCCATTGTAGATTGTTCAAAATTGTATACAATAATTCTGCTCTTGTCAGGATCAACAATCCAATATTCTTTTACACCTGCCGTTCTGTACTTAAAGAGCTTGGTATAATAATCCATCCGTTTACTTGCAGGAGAAACGATCTCTATAATCCAGTCAGGAGCACCATTGCAGCCCTTATCATTCAGCTTGTTTGGATCACAGATAACAGAGATATCCGGTTCAACATATGTGTTCGTGGATTCATCCAGATAAACTGCAAACGGGGCAGCATAAACTTGGCACTGTCCCTGATGATCTTCAATGTAACGATCAATAATACTGGTGAGCCTTGTTGAAATCCGTTGATGCTTGCGACTAGGCGGAGCCATGTAATAAATCTGTCCGTCAATCAGTTCGGCACGTTCTCCCTCTGGAAGTGCATATATATCTTCTATAGTATAAGTATTTTCTTTGAGTAATGGCATATTTCACACTCCCTTCTTAATAAGTCATGTCCCTGTTCTCATTATAACGGATTGCAGCAAAACATTCAACGCTGATTCGTTTGCTCTATCATCTCAGAGAGCAGTTCCTTCTTATATTTATAGAATGTCTTTCTGGTAATCCCGGCCTGAGTAATGGTTTCCAGATCGTTGAGTGATCCGCCGAACGTTTTGTTATGCTTCAGGATGATTTCTTTTGCTGCTATAGATTTCTTCGTTACAAGCTTTGAACCGGAAGCCTGTCCGATCTGTTTACCGGAAAGCCTTGCGGTCTGCATTCCTTCTTTAGTACGTTGCCTGAGATCCTGAACCTCTTTTTCTGACTGTTCAAAAGCAAGTCGGATCTGTTCTTTGGCAAGCAGGAGCAAATATTTATTGATCCCTTCCAGAATACAGTCAATATCTGTGCCTGTGGCTGGGATGCCACCTTGCAGCGCACTTTTATAGGTTTCTGTGTTTATGTGTGGTTCCTTCAGGAATACAAGATTAATTCCTTTGCTGAAAAGATCCTCATACATGGTAAAACCTTCTTCTGCATCACGGGACATTCTGGAAACCGAATCAAAGATAATGGTATCACCTGCGTTGAGCTTTTTCAGGAGCTTTTCAAATTCTCTTCGTCCCTGAAATTTCGTTCCGGTAAAAACTTCTCGGATGATCTCAGACTGTGGATATGCAGCAAGGATATTCCTGATCTGCCTTTCAATGCTTTGCTGTGGTGTGCTGATTCTTGCGTAACCAAAATATCTGTTCATGATGTTCCCTTCCTGTAGTAAATTTAAGGCTCCCTTAAAATGACACTGTAATAAGACTGCCTTGGAGCCTGAAATAGTAATGGTTTTACTACTTTTTGCATACTACCTTACTTTTACCACTAATTTGTCAGCAGATGTTTACGGAATTTCTGCCATGCACGGTTATAAACCTGTCGAGCTGTTTCTGTTGGCTTCGCTTCCTGTTCGGCCTGAGAAATGATCTGGTCAATGGTTGGCTCCGGTATACAGAAATCAATCATAAGCTTTCTGAGATCTTTTTTCCAGATGGGACAAGCTGTATAAGGTCTGTTTTCCGTAAGTACGTAGTTCCTCATAATTGATACCGCCTTTCTGATAGATTCTATTGCCTTGGAAATCCTGCTGCCAGAGAGTGAACCCGGCAGCAGGAGAGAAGATTATAATTCTTTTAATGGGATGCTGATATCTTTGCATACAAACTCATAGGTGTTTTTTCTCTGAACACTGATAAGAGCAGTATCTTTCTGAGCGTCAGGATCAAGTGCAATGTGAATAATATAATCGTATGGTCTGCTGATAAAAGGATCTCCGGTTTCGTTTTCTTTGCGTTCCAGTATCAAAAGAAGATCATCAATGAATGTGTTCATGCGTGACTGTCTACTCCATGGCACACATTCTGAGACCTGCAAGATTACATTCCATGTATCTTCCGCCATAACGATTGCCCCGAATTGCTCCATGTCACCGACAAGAGTTCTTACAACCTCGATTTTCTTAGCTTCTGCATTATAGTGTTTCCAACTCATAGTGTAGTACCTCCTGATTATTTATTCTGATTGCCGATTTTCTTAAGAGAAATGATCTCATTCCTGAAAACAAACTCATAGTTACCTTTTCTCTGTAAACTGATAACTGCATTGGTTTCGTCTGCGGAAAGCTCGATGTGCAGGATATAGTCGTTCTGATGTTCCATAACCGGACGCTTTTCCTCCTGAGCATTCAGAAGAGTAGTAAGATCCTCAAAGAACTGTTTCTGTCTGGTCTTGCTGCTGCCGGACTTTGTACTGGTCTTACTGATGATCTTCCATGTTTGCTCCGCCATGACTACAGCATGGAAGCAGGAAAGCTCTGAAATGTAGCCATGGAGACAGGTTTCTTCAGTTTCTTTGTTGTAATACATCCAGCTCATGATCTACACCTCCACAATAACTGCAACAAGTCCGTTCTTGGTGACTGCTGCCTTATAAGCTGCTGCACTTACATAATCTGCAAAGTGCCGTTCGTTCATAATCTCTGATTCGCATAAGCCTATAGAGAGAACGATCACCTTGTAAAATGTAACGGTTGCCTGAATGTTGATCTTCATGATCTGTGTTCTCCTTCCTGATCTTCAATGTCGTATTGCACAGGTGTCTCATTGAAGATAAAATTCAACAGAGTGTCCCATCTGTGCAGTGGCTCCATAGCTTCCAGTGTTGGAATAACGTCCTGCGGATATGTGGTGCTAGGAAGAAAACGGTCGATGATTTCCTGAAGGTACTCCAACTGTACCTGATTGTATTCATCATTAGTGATCTTCGTCCTCTTGCATTAGGTGGAATGTGTAGCCCCAAAAGCGGTTGAAAGCTGTCAGTGGTGTGATGTGTCCTTCTCTGATCCACAGTGTCAGTACCTCTTTTGTGGAATCAATGTCTATTCTTGTGCCGTGTGTCATGGTGAAAACCTCCTTGATCTGTAATTAATAGCCGAAAAACAGCCAGTGTACGATCATTCCATAAGGAATCCCGACCATGAAAAGGATGAACAGTAGCCACTGTAAGCCGTTGTACAGCTTTCTTCGTATGTACTTTTTCAGACGGTGGTTAAAGATTGTGCACCACTGGCTATAAGTCATAAGTGGCTGTGGATTAGAGTGTTTCATGGTTTTGTCCTCCTGTGAAATGATGTGATTTTCTTGAGATCCTGAAGGGACAGGATTTTATCCCTTCAAGATCGAAGGAAAAATATAGCTTTTGCCCGTCATGCCGATAGCACAGCAATAAACAATTTTGGAGAAGTTGTCACGAGCATCGAACTTGCACCGGAAGGAACAGGATATCGAGCAAAATCAAGATTCGCCAGATTCTATAATATCCCGGAACTGATGAATATGTTCAAGGAGATTGCAGATATCAAGACTTCCGATCAGTTAAAACTTCCTGTGCCGGAAGCAGAATATGAAACAGTGGTGCTGAAACCAACGGAACAGCAGAAAGAGATTGTAGAAAGTCTTGGTGAGCGTGCAGAAGTAGTAAGAAATGGCGGTGTGGATGCAAGTGTGGATAACATGCTGAAAATCACCAATGACGGCAGAAAATTAGCACTGGATCAGCGTTTGGTGAACGAACTATTGCCAGATAATCCGGAAAGCAAAATAGCAGTCTGTGCAGAGAAAAGCTATGAAATATGGAAAGATACAGCAGCACAGAAATCAGCACAGTTGATTTTCTGTGATTTGAGCACACCGAAAGGCGATGGCAGTTTCAATGTTTATGATGACTTGAAGCAGAAACTGATGGAGAAAGGTGTACCGGAAAAAGAGATTGCTTTTATTCATGATGCAAATACAGAAGCAAAAAAGACGGAACTGTTTGAAAAGTGAAATCCGGGCAGGTTCGATTTTTGATTGGTTCTACAGCAAAAATGGGTGCTGGAACCAATGTGCAGGACCGTTTGATTGCTCTTCATCATCTGGATATCGGCTGGAAACCGTCTGATCTGGAGCAGAGGGAAGGACGAATTATTCGTCAGGGAAATCATAATAAAAAAGTTCATATTTTCCGATATGTAACAGAATCCACATTTGACAGCTACATGTGGCAGCTGATCGAAAACAAACAGAAGTTCATTTCCCAGATTATGACGAGCAAAGCACCGGTCAGAAGTTGTGAAGATGTAGATGAAGCGGCACTTTCCTATGCGGAGGTCAAAGCACTTGCAACCGGAAATCCGGCAGTAAAAGAGAAGATGGCATTGGATGTGGACGTGGCAAAGTTGAAACTTTTAAAAGCCAACCACATGAATAATCAGTACCGTTTGGAAGATGACATTGCAAGGAATTTCCCGCAACAGATCGCAAAATTGACGGAGATCATTGACAGCTACAAGGCAGACATCGCTCATTTTTCTGAGCATAAAATCACAGATCCAGAGCAGTTTTCTATGGAAATCAGTGGCAAAGTGTTCACAGAAAAGAAAGAGGCAGGAGCGGCACTTCTGGCGGTCTGCAAAGACATTAAGTCTGTGGATGCAGCTATGGACATTGGAAGCTATCAGGGATTTAACATGAGAATCCAATTCGACAGCTGGAGTAAAGAGTTTATCCTGTCTGTAAAGCATGAATCGGTAGCTAAAGTTCGGTTGGGAGCCGATGCTTTGGGGAATATCACTCGTATCAATAATCTTTTAGAAAGTTATCCGGAGAAACTGGCAGAAGCAGAACAACGGCTGGAAACGGTACAGGAGCAGATGGCAAATGCCAAAGAGGAAGTCGGGAAGCCATTTCCAAAAGAAGAGGAACTGAACCAAAAACTGGAGCGACTGTCAGAGTTAAATGCACTTCTCAATATGGATGAACGGGAAGATACAGAAACAGAGCAGTCGGAATCAAAAGAGAAAGAAGAAAGACCGGCACGAGGTTCTATTCATGAGAAACTGCAGATTTATAAAGAAAAGAGTCAGCAGGAAAGTGAAACTGGCAAGGAAACCAGAAAACGGGACTTCGGGCTGGAATAAGAAAACAAGGAAGATGGCATAATCTGACAGAAAGAATGTTCTGTGGGTTATGCCATCTTTCAGAATACAGGAGGAGTTTATATGGCAAGAAACAGGATAACAGGTAGAGAAACACAGAAAATGCAGGAATATACGCAGGAACGGATCGCTCAGGCAGAGCGTAGAGGCATAGAATTTCCAACAAATGTAAAAGAACAGATTTTTGAATATGCGAATCTAATCGGTGAGGAAGAGAAAGTTAGGACTCTGGTAAGAAATCTGGCAGATGCATTGAGCAAGGCAGATGAAGAAGGTGTAGAGAACCTACTGGATGATGCAAAAATGGATATTCAGGACTTACCAGATCCAACCATAGGCAAGCTGGAACTTCAGGATTATGGATATACAGCAGAGGATATGGTACCGCTTAGAAAGGAAGCAGCCTTAGATTATCACAGGATGGGTTCTAAGATTTATTGTCTGGGCAGCGATGGCGGTAAGGGAGAGTATGCAAGTAAAGAAATGATACAGGCACACGAAGGGCTGTTTGGCATGGAATTACAGATGTGGGAACGGATAAGGGATCAGGATCTGGATTATGCAGATGAAGATTTTGGAGCATTTCAGGAGCCTATGAGTGTCATTGAGCAGGAAGAAGCACTGAAATTATACGATGCTGGAGCAGATATTTATCTGATCACTAATTTTTCTTCACCGGTCTATGTCACGGAACGCATGGAAATTGAACGAGGACCAGAGTATTATCAGATGTCTAGGACAGAACTGGAGCGTTTTCGTAACCTGGAATGGGAAATGCAAAAATATCCACAGATTCAGTCTTTAAAAGAGGCAAACCTGCTGTTAGGAACAAGGCGAACCTTTGGTATTTATCAGATCAAGGATGATTCACCGGGCGAAAACTATACATTTATGAATATGCGTTTTATTGAAAGTCATGGTATGCAGATAAAAAAAGAAGATTATAAGCTGGTCTATGTTGGCGAATTACTGGGAAATATGTCACTGGATGATATTTTTGAAAGGTTCAACATTGATAGACCGGAAGATTTCCGTGGGCATTCCCTGTCAGTCAGTGATATCGTAGTTCCGAATGACGGGGAAAAAGTAACCGCTCATTTTGTAGAAAGTATCAGTTTTGAACAGCTGAATTCTTTCCTGAATCTGGAAGAACAGGTTCTTAGTGAACTGGCATATGAGGTAGGAGAACGGTATTTTGCTATTCAGAGGTCAGAAGAAGGATACGATTATTCCTTTTACGATGAAGATTTCCGTCTGATGGATGGTGGCGTCTATGAAAATGATGAAATTTCTATTGAAGAAGCGGCAG